AATCTACATCATATGGACCAGATCCAGATACAGAAACACTAAGAATTCTAATTCCATTACTATTATTAATTGGAACAATTCTATTGTCAGTGGTTTTTAAATTAGTTCCTGGATCAACTATTGTAATTTTATCTACAGATTGAGATTTAAGTTCAACATTTGCAGAAAAAGTATTTGAAACAACATCATCAGTTTCATTATACAATATTAATGTTGGTGGATTTATATATTTTCTTCCTGGATCTACTAAAAGAAGATCAGAAACTTTATAGTTATTTTTTACTCTTACTGCTGAGAATAAAGTTGATACTGGAGAAAGAGTTTTATCACTAGAATAGATTGCCTCAATGTTTGATATTTTCACTGCATTGACATTTCCAATAGTTGTAGTTTTTGGATAAAGATTGCAACCTTCTCCAGTTTGAGTTATAATATTCTTTACTCCAGGAACTTTTTGATATGAATTTCCACCATATAAAAGTTTAACTTTAGATATTGGTCCTTTTACGCCACTATCTAAAACTTCATATGATAATTTAGAGTTAGAACTACTATAATCTAATAGTTCTGGGTTGGTACTCATATTATATGTAAATGTGTTGGTTGTAATTCCAATCACAATTCCTTCTGATTGCTTATAGAGACTTTCTTCTATTTTTAATTGATTATTATTAGAAACAGTTGAATCTGAATATATTTCATCAGATGTTGTAATGTTAGTCAATGTATAATATAAAAGTTTTGGAGTATAGTCTGTAATTGTTAGACTTAGTTCTGTTGAAGATTTTACAACTTCTATTCCATTTTCATTACCAAAATAAGAATTTCTAAAAACATCATCACTGTATAAATTAAAATCTTTTCCTATAATGCTGGAATCTGTCAAATCAAACTTAACTATTTGATTTTCAAATACTTTAATATTTGGATTTACTTTACCATCTATCAAAACTCTTTTTTCTGTAGATGAATAACCAACAACATATGTTGTAGTTACCCCAGAAATCACATTAGTGTTTATTTTATTATTAACACTTAAACCATGACTTGATGCAGTAGAAACATTTACATTAATTTGACTGACTGTTCCAGTTACAACATCTCTTTGAGTTCTAAATCTATGGTAAATTCCTGTTCCTAGTGCATTATATCTCAATAAATTTTCTCTATTTTTGAGATCTTGCTTACTCTGGACTAATCCAATTACGTCTGGGGATAATTTAACCACATACAGATCAGGAAGATCTACAAGATTTCCTGCATTAGTAACTATAGAAGAAGCATCTGTTGTATAGGATACTTTTTCCCCATCTCTAAATTGATTGAATGGTAAGAATATGCCACCATGTTCAACATATCTTGTAATTGATACCCCATAACCAAGGGGTTTAGTTGATAAAGTATTTCCAATACCAGCTATGGTACTTATTCCAACAGAAACTGATTCTATTGGTTTAAAATAGTAAGAAATGTCTTGTTCAGTTAAATTTTTCTCTAGATCTGGATATGAAAATGTAAATTTAGTTACAAAGTCATAGACTGGGGTGCTAATGGCATATCCAGGAGATCCAGCCTGCCTTAAAACATTTAATTGATTGTTTAAGTTATCAACTCCATAAATTGTTAAAGTTTCTGTGCCAATGACTAGTCTATCATCTACTCTATAGTTACCAATTGGAGCTTTGACTTTTATAGATGTTACTATTCCTGTAGTGGGTTCATCCCCCAAAGGTTGAGTTAGTACTGTAGATGGTGTTTCTACATTAATTTTCCTAAATCCTTCTATTTCTGAAAAATCTGATGTTGAAATTCCAGTTATATTTACAAATGTTTGAGATTTAAAGTTATGGGTGGTTGTTGCTATTCCAATTATTCCATCTTCAGTTGAAATAAAAACAATATCATTGAAAGTAGTAATACCAGCAGATATTGAAGTTACTGCTACACCAGAAATACTTTCGACTTCACCAAATGCACCTAAATCAACTTCTTCTTCTTCAAATTCAACTTTATCTCCAACTTCATATCCAAGACCACCGTCTAAAACATCAACAGAGTCAATAGATCCTTGAGAAACTGCTGTAACATAAGCATCAAAAGCAGAATCTGTAGTAACATTATCAAAATACTCATAATAATTCTCTTTATCATCAACTCTATATGGCTTAGTATATTTGATGATTCCTAACTCATTAAAGTCTAAGTTTTGGTTTAAGTCTAAATCAAAATTTGAACTTTCTGGAATATAGTTATAAGTATTTCCAATTATGTATGGGAATTCTGGATTATCTGTAGTATCTAAAGTGCAATAGTATGCATAGATGCCTTTTGGGTATTCTGGGGTTATGGCAAATCTCCCATTATTTTCATCTAAAGTTCCATTATTTGTGAAAACATAGTCTTCAATACATTCTAAGGTTGGTGGTGGGCTAATTTTACTTCTGGTATATCCACTTCTCATTTTTATGATATTTCCAGTTCCATCCACATTTTCATATGCATATGGACCATAAATTGGGCATCCATCAAAAGCCCATCCAACTATTGGGGAGTGCTTAGTTGAATCTATCCCAAAAGATTGTCTTAAATTTGAATCTAAGAAAAATGTTCCATAGGTATTTCCAAATCTTGAATATTTTGCACCAAACAAAAATCCATTTTTAAGATTTGATGTTCCAAGTTTAGCAACTTCATTAAGAGTCCAATCAGTTAAATTAGCGGTTAGATTTAAATCTTTTCCTGATGACTTTATTCTAACTGTAGTATCTGATGAAGCATATCCAACTCCACCATTCACCACATCAACAGATATTATTTGATTATAACTTACAGCACCATTATAAATTTCTCCATTACTGACAACTGCAGTTAATTCTGCACCATATCCCTGACCTAAGATTTCAAATTCAAAATCATTGACATAATCTTGTCCAGGATTTTTTACTATGACTTTAATTATTTTTCCACGATCAATTAGAGGTAAAAATTCTGCATCATAACCTTCTTTAACTTGAATTTTAGGTCTTTTGTGGAGGTTTACAACGTCTAAAGAACCAAGAAGTTCTTTTGCTGGTTTTGCCAGACCCTTTTGAACATGTACTGATTTTACAGATCCTTGTACTACTGGTATAATAGTTGCTCCATATCCAGTTACTGCAGCAGCAGTTTTTTTGTACTTACCAGATACTGTAACTTCAATTGGAGGATACTGAACAAAATAAGTTGTGGCAAAATCCAATCCAGAAATGTTTAAAATATTTTTCCTTGCAAAATCTGTAGTTAATCTAAAACTGTCATCATCAATTTTGTCAATATAATAAATTTGTCCAGCAGTAACCCCACCAAGAAGAGATCCATCTGCAGTAACTACAACCTCTTCTCCACTCCTATATTGGTGATTTTTAAAGGTAAAGATATTATCAAAAATATTAATGTCTTCTGGAGCAAAAGAAAGTTTTTTATATTTGAATCCAGTTTGAACACCAACAAAAGAAACTTCATCAATAATTTGAATTTTTTCTAATGCTCTGAAGTTTTGTACTCCACCTCCAGTAGTTCTAATATCTATTAAATTAGTTTTATTTACAGCATCTAGTCTTGATGGTGCTAATCTAAATGAAGTTGCAGCACCAACTTCAGTAATATAATAAACTGACCTATCTAACAGTGTACCATCCTCAACTACAGTTCCAATTCCAATGGGAAATGTTCCATTGGTTTCATACACAACTGCTTCTCCCTCTGTAAATGGATGGACAGAATCAAACTGGAAAGTATTGTCTACTGTTCTAACTACAGTATCCCTAGTTGTAGCATTAAACTGCAATTCCTTATCAATGTATCTCATTTTCACTGTGGTGGGAATATCTTTTCTATTTCCACCAGTAACTGTCACAGTTGGAGATTCTTCATAGTTATATCCAGGGTTTTTAACTTTAAGAGATTTTAATTCACCTTCCATTTCTGGAATTAAGAAAGTTTGAGTGTCTTCATCAAAGGTATCATTGAATATTCTAAATTGTGGTGGATTTGTTAGGCTGTATCCATTACCACCATTTAAAACTTCAACAGTATCAATTTTTCCATAAAAAATCTTGTCATAAGATTTGTAATTTTGTATTTCAACTCCATTACAAAATATTCCCAAAGGTCCAGGTTCTGTTATTACCTTATTTTTTTGGAATCTTGGAGTTTTTGGTATTTTTTTGAATACTTTTGGAGTTGAAAATTCATTACCATAAATTTTAGAACTTTGGAGAATTATATTCTCATAATATCCAGCAATAAATCCATTTTCAGTTAATTCTAGAAAATTTAATTGAACTGTATCTAAACTTTCTCTACTTTCTGATAAAGATATTAGTGCTGGACCAAACTTCTTAACATAATAAGTATTGCCAGTATTAAATCCAACAGAATCAATAAATTCACTAGTCATGTCTCCAGTGATTCCATATCCAACAACTTTTACTGCTTCCCCATTGTAAAAATTGTGGGATCCCACTAAAGTGGCAGTATTGTTTGAATTAGCATCAAAAGTAAATTCTTTGATGTATGGACTTACTTCATAATCTGGAAGTCCATTTGAAGTTATGTAGTTGTAATTATCATCAGCATAAGCATCTTGAATATTTGCAGTATATTTGTCATTAATTTGATTGAATAATTTAGTAAAAGATATTGCTTTTGATTTTTTTAATTTTCTTCTAAAAAGAATTTCTTTACCTAAAATACTTGTGTCTTCAATTTTTTGGGTACTAAATTCTTTGGATAAAGCAGTTGAAACCTGTAAGTTAGAAAGATATACTTGATAAGTTCCTTGAGACCTAACATAAAGATCAACTAAATCATTATTTTTTAAGTTGTGTTCATATTTACTTAAAGCAAGTCCATTAGAAATTGCAAATCCTTGCTCTGAAAAAGATCTAACTCCAGCATCAATTTCTTGTACTGCTTCTCCACAATATATGGAAATTGGATGATTAAATTTTAAAGATCTTACAAAAATATTATTATCAGTATATCCAACATTATCTACTCTAAGTGGGTCATCAACTAAAGAGTAAGTAGAAGTTTCTGGGGCAAAAACTGAAAGTACATTGTTTACTCTAAGTTTTACTACATTGTTAACATCACCATCTTCATAAGAATAGACATAGTTAGTAGAGTATATTTCAGATTTTCTTTCTACCAAATCTGTAATATTTGCCTCACCAACTTTTGATACATGTAAAAACTGATTGTTGGTTTTATCTGTGTATTCATATTGATTTTCCCCAATGTTAAAGATTCCAGATTGGGGAAATCCAATAGTTGAATCTACAAAAATAGTATCAGATCCAGATGGAGCATCTTCAACAACATATGTTTTGTATGTTGGAATGAAAGTTCCAGATATTGATCCCTTTGGATTTAAGTTGTTTGAGTATCCAGAAAATATTCTAATTTTATAAAGAATTTTTCCATTTAGTTGATATGAGTCAACTGCATATATTGATCCACTTGCAGGTAAAACTTTAGAATTGTATGGATCTGAATCCTGATATAAAGTCTGACCAGCAAGTTTATATGGATTCCCTTCAATTAAATCACAAACAAAAGTTTCAGTAACTATCCACTTGTCATCAGATGGAGTGAAACAATATTCTCTTGGTTTTATAACCTTTACATCTTCTCCATAGAGAACCCTGAATAAAATTTTATACGCTTCATCAGTTCCTTTTGACTGATAAAATGTTTTTGCTTTGCTGATGAAATTTTGTGGATTAATTTCTTCAGCAAAATCTACATTTTCAAATCCAGGAGTGTATAAGTTTTTTTGTTTTTTGAAAAATTCTATAAGGAATAAGTTACTTAAGTTATTAACTGTATCTCCAGATGAATGATCACTAGATTCAGTGGTGGTAAAAACTAAAAACTCATCATTTGTCTCTTGTTGAAGAGAATCTGCTCCACTAAACCCTCTAATGCATCCAGTGAAAGAATTTGTAGTTATTCCAGTATAAGTGATAATCTCATCATTTATTTTTAAGAGACCATATGATTGAGGCCAACCATTAGTAGATTCTACATAAATTGTATCACTAAAAAAATCTACATCACCAACTAAAGTTGTTGATGTGATTAAATTGGTAGAATTAAAAGATGAAATATTTCTATACGATACCAAGTTTTCAGAGAGATCAACTGGTCCTCCCTGAAATTCCTGAGAATGATAATATTGCTTTAAGAATTCTGAAAAGTTAGGATTATCTTCTAAAATAAACTCTGGGATTTGGTTATCAACTAAATCACTAATCTTTACTAGCTTCTGATTTTCTACCATCTTAACTTCTTATTTTAGTTCCAGTGGAATGACTTGATTCTGGTTGGAATCTGCTTCCTGAAGCATTTTCTCCAGAGGATATAATATCTTTCACCATACTTATTGAACTCTTTCCAATATCTAATTTTAAGTAAATTGATTTTTTAGCAACTACATCATTGGAGTATGGAGTTGCTTCAATTTCAATGATATTATTGGGAAGAGCAGTAGAAGATACATTTATATTATCTATATCAATTTCACCAGTAATATAATCTACTGTTCCTATGTCTTGCTGCTCTGTTGATTCAGTTTCCCCATCAACAGAAAACAGATACAATCTTCCAGTTTTTAAGTCTGATTCTGGTTTGTCTGAAATGTAAACCTTTCTAGACAGACCATTAATAAAGAATCCTGAACTTCTTATATTATATCCAGATGGATCAACATAAAATCTATTTTCAAAACATACAAGATACTGTGTTGGTTCACCAATAATAGTACCAATATTTCTTCTTATTCTAACTTGTGTAATATTTGATGTTACAGAATCACTTGCTGTATCAATAAGTCTGACTGACTTACTGTACTTAAATCTTCCTCCAAATTTGTTTAGATCAGTTGAATTTGCATATGTTTGAAGTGAGTTGGAAATTTTTGTCTTCAAATCATTTGGAGCACCAACAAAATTTGAGTTATAGTAAACAGTTGATATCAATTCAACATACAGGACATTAATATCTACGAAGTTTGGTTGAATTCCTGCAACAGAATATTTCTTTAGTTCAGAGATTAAAAACTCTTTTGTTTGTTCAGAAAGGTAATCTGAATTTTTTGGTTTTGCTGCTATGAAAACTTTGCCAAATTGTGGTGGACTTAATTCTTCCCCACCATATGCAGTTACAGACTCTATGTTAGGATATATTGATGGTAGCAGTGATTCATAATCAGATGCAGTTACTGCTCTATATTGGGTGGAATATAATCTAGGAGCATAATACCTTACTGATTCTATAGATTGAATATCATCACCATTATTTGCTGATTCTGTGGTTATGATGACACCAACTGCTGATGAAATATTTGCACCAGTATCTGATACTATGGTTCCAGAGAAATCAAAATCATTAGCCCCATTACCCTCTTTGCCATTTGTTGTGATGTATGTGATGTTTACTTGATTATTGTTTTCAAGTTTCTTTCCAATTACCCCATCACCAAAGAAAACTTCATATTTTTCATCAGATATCTCTTGAATCAGAAAAACTGCAGAATTTTTATCTACGCCAATAATATTTTCTATTGGCAAATATTCTCTTGAGGTTGTTGATTCTGAAGTTTCCTTTACATTAACTCTAATTGTAGATGTATCAATGTAAGGATTTGGTAAAATATATTTTTGATTTGGTTGGGAATTATCTACAACAAAGGTTTTTGATAAAAGAGTTCCCTCATAGATGGTTATATTTTCAAAAGATGCTTGTCCATTAGACACACCAACAGTAATATCCTCTGGAATAGAAAAGATATAACTGGTATTATCTAAATTTCCTGTACAAACTACACCTTTCTTTAAAGTTGCTGTGTTATAACTTGTATTTACGTCTGTTAAACTAAAGGTTATATTTGCTGTTGCTGCTCTTCTTGATAGTGGAACATACCCAACATTCTTTGCAAGAGATACTACGTTCTCTCTGAGGGTAGCACTATCAATAAATGACTCATTAACCACCATGTTGGTGTTGAATGCAGTCAGATAGGTATTATAGGCAAGTACATCAATTAATACAGAGAAGTTTGAACCTTCAAAATCAAAGTCACTGAAGGTTGAATTTGCTCTTAGATAGTCTTTAATTGATGTTCTAATCTGAGAAAAGTCTAGATTAGTGAATTGAGTAACTGCCATTAGTATCTGGTTGGTTGTAATACAAAGGTTATTGCTTGTTGTGGTACACTTAGTCCAACAATATCATAGTTAATACTCACTTCCATGGCATTGTCTTCTGGATAAAGAGCAACATCCACACTTCTCAATACAACTCTTGGTTCAAAATTATTAATTACATTCCTGATTTCATCCCTAAGAGGTTCTACAATGGTAAAATCTGCTAGTTCAAAAAAATAATTATCAACTTTAGACCCTAAAAGGGGATTAAAGAACCTCTCACCAACTCTAGTTCTCACTAGATTGATGACTGATCTCTTAATGGCATCCTCATTTCTTAGTGAAATGATGTCATTAGTGACTGGATTCCTCTTAAAAGACAGGCTTATATCTTTAAATCCCCTTGAGACAGATTCTAAAGGCACTTTGAGAGTCTATATTTACTTTTATTTATTGGGGTTTTCCATAAATTGGTTCAGTCCCATACTCCCAATCATCATAGTCCTCATCATTTCTAATTTTTTCATGAATCTCTGCCTGTTCTTTTAAGTGATGGTCTTGATATTCCATCACTTCTTGTAGAAATTTTCTTTTTTCTTCATACACATTAATGTGTTTCATTGATCCATAGTCAGATACAAGTCTATTTGTACCCCACATCTTCATCATGTACTCTTGATCTCTGTCTGATTGCATAATTGCTCCTGATTTTGGTTAAAATCAGAACTTTTTAAGGGGTTGCTATCCCTAATCAGAGTTTATACAACGTGGATCACAAGGATTTTGTCCGCAATTTGGACAAGATTCACGTTCTTTAGGTGTTTCCCAAAAATATTCATCAGTATCTCCCAATCTTCCCCAGTCTACACCATTTTCTACCTGATATTCTATGGTAGAAACCTTAAAATCTGGAATTTTTGGAGTTTCAGGTGTCAAACTGTTGTCAAAGATTCTGCATCTATTGTTTGGATATAGTGCAAACTGTCCATTGACCAGTTCAATGAGATTAAATGACTTATGTTCTTCTGGAATTTCACTTGTACTGTAATCTATCACATCAGCACTGTTATGATAGTTGTCTAAGGTGCAGATATAATGCCCTCTAAGGGTGCCAAAATGCCTTGACCTTATCTCCCAGTCCATTGATGCAACAAACTGCTTACAGACTGTTGTAACACCATAATCCATACAGTTCCAAAACTGTAAATTTGGAAGGTCTAGGTCAGGGGTTGGAGTCTCAGGTCTAGATACAAATGCTGATATGGGCAACTTATCATACATTGCACCATACTCAGGTAAGTATGTCTCAAAATAAAAAGCACGCCCAGGCATCGACTTTGCCGATACCCAGACGCCCTCTACAAATTCTCCATGACCATCATTTAGGTCTCTGAGATATTCTTTTCTTACCCAGACTTTCTGTGCAGGTAGGTTAGTGATTAAACAACTCATGCATAGTCAGTGGACTAATACTATTTACCCTGACCACGATACTTCTTTTTAGCAGTATTACGAGAGGTTGCAGCATACTTAGTATTTTTGCTGTTGCCCTGACGAGTGGTCTTAGGCTTGGATTCAATTTTTTGCCCACCAGTGAAAGAAGGACGCTTTGCCATGATTAATTCTCCTCTTTAATAATTTCAACTTTAAGATCCTGTGGATCAGGTTTCCCTACCTGGAAGTATGACTCAGATAGATCGTCCATAATACTGAACATCTGCTCTTCTGTCAACTCCTCAGGTATGGGTTTGTCCCTGTGTTTCTGTAGGGGAGTTCCTTTATACAGAATACGATACTTATCCATTAGATAACCCTTGTCTTTTCGTGACCAACTCTAATTGCTGGGTGACACCAGATATCAAAACCACACTTACGCTTGGCATCAAGACAGAATGAGACATCTTCGCCACACATGTCTTGTACTTCACCTGAATCAAAGACTTGCATCTGAGGAGCAAACCAAGGATACTTCATCTCAGGGTGCTCAAAGACGCCCTTCTTAATCAGTACCCAACCAAATCCAGTATAGTCAACAGTAAATGGTTTCTTTCTATTCTGAATGGTATCAACCATCTCATGATTCATGACGCCACCATTATTCTTGAAGTCATCCTCATCCAACCAATGAGCAACAGAAGTGGTTCTACCATCCTCTGTGGCATACCAACCACAGGAAATGTCCTTGTCCATGTCAAAGACTGCCCAGAAGGCATTGGTGTTGAATACGATGTCACTATCAATCCAGAGTTGATAATCATACTGCAGTTTACCTTGCCAGGGCACTTGATCAGGACCTGCAAGTACATTAGCACCAAGACACTTACAACGTGCAAAGTTCACCATGGAACTATAGTCTTGAGAAATCTGAATACTTGCTCCTGACTGTACTAGATCAAAGCACAGTTGTACAAAGTTCTTTAAAAAGGTATATGATACACCACGACCAGGAAGGCAGAATACAATTGTCTTACCCCTAATACGCTCCTTACAACGCTCAATGTCAAATAGGGGCTGCTGCTCTGGTTCTTTTGCTTTTACTGTAAATCCTTTAGCCATAAGATTAATTCAATGTTGTGATGACGTACGTATCACTTCATATGATACTGGATTATTTATCCCCTGTCAATGAAAGAGATATTGGGGTACGAGCCCCTATAAGAAACTATGAGTCTTCTTGAAGATCTGGATGAGGTGCATACAAAGGACCTTCATAATCATGAGATTCCTCAGGAAGGCCATCACCATCCTCCTCTACATGAGTGTCAATATTAATAGTAAACTCTTCTACCTGAAAGTCTGTCTTGATTCCTGCATGGATCATCTGGGAAAGTTCTGTGAGCGACTGCTGGCATTCTGCCAATGAACCCTCACAAAACACCCTGTCTCTTGCAATCAACTTGTAGGGCATTTTTTACCTCCAAAAAATTTTTTCTTATAATGGGACCCAATTATATTTAATCCCTCCCACAGGCAAATTCCAATATAACTGAACTCATCCAAGGGGCTGGTCTCTGTGCCATACACATCATTATAGAGCAACCTTACAGGGGATTTTTCACCCCAGAAAATTTTTTTAATCACTTGAAATATCTCTCTCTGTTTCAAAGTTTTGTAGGTTAGGGATGTTTGCTTTTTTCGCATTACCCCTTCAGGGTAACACAAAGGGCACAAAAACCCTGCTAATTCACTATAGCATAGATCACACATTTTGTCAACCCCTTGACACTGAGACCCACACATTTCACTGAGACTAACACTGAGATTCCACACTGTTTTATACTGTTTTCCACAAGTTTTCCACAGAATTATACACAGTTTTCCACAGGTTTCTTATACTGAGTTTCACTGAGATTGTGTCACTCACTGGTGTCTCACTGTTTTATCACTGAGACCTGTGGAAAACTATAACACTGTGCCACTAATTTGGGTGTCCTGGGGGTGTTGACTTCTGGGAGGGTTTGTGATACAATGGGGGCCAAGATCACTAGACTATGAGACATTTACTGTGTTTTCCACAAAATATACAATAATTGTGGAAACTGTGGAAAACTCAACTATATTTAATTTGACATTTTTATTGATTCCAACATATCTTACGGAAGACACATTTCAGACTAGTTGATGCCTATAGTCAATGGATTTAATACACCAACCAGATGCACTTGTGATCTCTTCAACTAGATCATCTCCATCATCTGCCTCCCAGGTTGTACCAATGTAATCATCATAAACTTCACTCTTTTCCTGCTCAGTCATGGGGTACAAACTATCATCAAAGTCAAACTCAATTTCAGTGACTTGATATAACATTAGTTCTGTACCTTCTTAATAGCAGTCATGATAGATGTGGTCAACAAAATACAAACATCATCTTTACAGACAGCATAGACAGGTTGCTTAGTGTTGACATCAAAAGTGTACTTAATGGTCATCAAACTTGCTCCTCTTTGTGCATATCAATCATCATCTCATTGATCTCATCTTGGTTGATACTTTCATCATCCCATGCAACACTATCAGCAGTGGTGAAGTTATCAACATTGTGCATGTTTCTGATGAACTTTTCATAGGCAGTTTCATCATCATTTTTATACTCTACACATGCCACAGCAGTGTTATAGAGAAACTGATTGTTTTGAATCCAGAGACTAACATTCCAGGTCTCATAATTTGCCCAACCATTGTAAGTTTGTTGGGTCATTTGTGTTGTTCCTTGATTTTCCATGCTGTAAGCATAGCACACATTTCAGGATCCTGTAGTTCATGGTGATACACTTTGGGAGATCCATTGATCAGTGCTGCTGATGGGTCTAGGTGAGACCCATCATGCTAAATCTAACTATCAGAAGGCAATTTCTTCAAGAGTTGGTTCAGCAACCATAGGAACTTGATCCTCTTGAGTGTCAATAACAGCATCAAGAATCTCTAGCATTTGAGCACCATTCTCTGCCTTGGAGAGCATACCAATAGCAGCAGACTTAGGCATGGAAAGAGTAGCAGTCATGTTGTTTGTTAGTGTGAAAGAAAGTTGGAAAGTTGGTGCTTTTAGAGTCATCACCAGGACTAAAGATTAGAAGTTAGAGTTGAACACAAAACCCTCATTGAAGGTGAAATCATAACGCAAATTGGTCTCCCAAGTTGCAGTCCAATCAATCACAATAGGAAGATCTTGCAGTTGATGAGAATAGGCATCGCCAACATATTGCTCAGAAAACTCTTCCTCACTGTCATATTGTCCATAATAGGCATCTTCAAAAGATGCAAGGCAATCAATACCAAATGCATCAATGAAGGCGTCTACTGCCTCATAACAGTGATCCTCACCAAAGGTCACATATTCCTCATAAAATTGAACAAATGCATCTTGCCCATATTCTTCAATAAAGGCATACATGTCATCTTGAGCATAATTCTCTTCTGCGAGTTCTTGAATCTTTTCTTCAGTGATTTGGTTGTATTTGATGAGAGTTGCAGTCATTTGTTTGGTGAAAAAGTGTTAATTGAAAAGGGTAAAAGTGTCAGACAAAGGCAACACAGAAGTGACCTAACTTGCTTGCTATTGTACGCAATGCAGTGTCATGGTTTGTTGCATCAATGTGGTGAACTTTGTTGGTGTGACAATCAACAATCTTGAAAGTGGTTTGAGTTGTTTTCTGATTTTCCATGCTGTAAGCATAGCACATTTTATGGGGTTTCGGGAGATTTGTGTGCCACCTTGTTGACTGGCACAATTTCTCTTCATCCTAGCATCAGATTTGCAGTAGAATCCATTACATCATCCTGAATCAGTTTGAGATTGCTAATGGTGAGACTTTGCCAGTTCCATTCATCATTAAGAGTGAACAGTTCGTCACACCAAAAGTTGAAACTCATCTCATTCCATTCTCTCAAGATGTCAAGAGATGATGTAAAACTTGAGATCAATTCTTCAGTGGTCATAATCAACATGCACCCATCATAGGATTACCAATTTGAGGAAGATTGCTGTTGTCTTTGATGACAACATACTTGTGAGATTGATACTCTCTGAGTTGCATTTTCTTCTCAAAGTTGTTAATGAACTTCTTTGAGATTGTCTCAATTCCTTTCCACTCTAGCACCTTAAGAGTCCACCTATCAGATACATCACCAAAGGGCAATTTGACAGGATAGAATGACACTACCATAGTGCCATCTTTAGATTGAAAAGTGGGGAAGTTGCTTGTTTGATTTTCCATGCTGTAAGCATAGCACATTTTATGGGGTTTCGGGAGATTTGTGTGCCACTAGTCCAGGTGGCACAATTTCTCTTTACTGATCCCCATAATCTGCCCAAAATGCATCATTATGTGAGGGACGAATACAATCTACACCATGGTCACGAATTACAGCAGCATTGTAAGGAGAATCATCAACCCAGAACTGTATATCATCCCAGAAACGTAGGATGTCCATGAGTTGCTCACCCTTGCACTTTGAACCAGTAGAATCATCCTCTGCGTTCTTCATGTAGAGTGCATCAAACTCAGGCAAATGCTCTTGCAACCAATACCCAGTGCCTTCCATGTAGACGTCAGGACGTGCAGTAGCAATTACTAGATCAAATCCCTTAGATTTGCAGTGCTTGGCAACATCAACAACAGCATCAATAGGTTGAAATTGGTCACAATCTTCAAACCCTGATTGATCACCATGGTGGCAAAGTGTGGCATCAAGATCAAAGACAACACACTTGGGATTGCTGATGTTGTAGATAACTTTGGAGAAAGATTTGGTTTTGAGCATTGTAGTTTGAGTCATGGTATGCAATTAAAATTGAAGGAAATTATTGATTATGCGTATGCTTGTTCCCACACACTGTAGAACATATTCCAAGCAGGTTCATCTGCAACAAAACTGCTAACATTTGCCTGGTCACATACCCAGTCATATGCATCATCAGCGTCAGACTCAGTTTCTACAACAAAGTCATAAAGAGATTCAATAGCATTGCGGAACTCTTTATCTTCAATCAAAGACTGCCAAACATTGTCAGTTTGATTGTTGCGAATCATCATCTTGCCAGAGATGTTGTAGAAAGTGGTGAAAGTGGGGAAAGTGGTTTCTTGATTGTTCATGCTGTAAGCATAGCACACATTTCAGGATCCTGTAGTTCAGGGTGATACAGTTTTCAGGATTGATTGATCAGTGCTGTTTATGGGTCTCATCTAGACTCATAAGTTGATACATTTGCTGTACTTTTTTGGTTTGCATTTCAGTTGCAACTGTGACAGTGTGGTTCACAAGATTTGCACCAAAGATAGCAAACATTACAAGGAAAGCAATTCTCATTTAATTCTGTGCTTGATTGAGTTTAACTGTGTGATGGCAGATTGCATTGCTGCCCTAGAATATCCAGTGGCATAAGGATAACCTTCATCATCCTTTTCTGGAGCATTATAACAAACATCAACTGCTCTTTGAAGAGTTTCAATGATAGAAACTAGATCCATTTCAATATACTTATTCATCAGAAGTGTGCCTCCTCATCATCACAAACAGCAATCCAATCCATTGCCCTAGACAATGCTAACTCTCTCATCTGGTAATCATCACCACAGTTCTCATCATAGAAGATGAAAGCGTACTTAATGCGATTTTCTGGAGTGTTCATGAACTTCTCCAATTTGGTGAGTTGTCTTGTTTGATTTTCCATGCTGTAAGCATAGCATGGATTTGGGCATTTCGGTAAATATAGCGACCACTTCTACAACTGTCACATCATTATATCAATATCCCAAAGATTTGGGTAGACCTACAACAATGAAGAATGAGAGCAGTGCAACAATGTCCCAACACTTATTGCGGACCATATACGGAATTGCTAGAGCATTACCTACAATATACAATCTTGAACCAGACAAAGGATCAAGATAAAGAGTAAAGAAGTATGCAACACAGAGAATCAAACTAGAGAAGATTCTTGCTTTGTTTTCCATCATCAAATGACCTGAGTTTTAGTGTAATCCAATTCATCAATTTCCAGGAATCTGCGAACAACAGATTTGCCTGATTTAGTTAAGGGATAGAGTGAGGGATTCTTATACAGAATCTTGGTGTTTTCTTTCTTCAACCACACACTATGTGAGCAGGCAGGTGATACCCTTCCACCCTTTGCAGTTTTAATAGCAGCATCCTCTACAAGTTCATCCATGATGTCAGAAACTGCAACCTCTGCAACATAGATCAACTGACCTTCTTTTGTGAACTCATGTACAAGACAAACCCAATCATGCTTCTTGGTAATACTAACTGCACCATCAGGAAATATAATGTTAGGACCAGACTTGTTATCTACACAAGTGCCATCTGGTTTGTATCCATCAGGGTGACCAGCACCACCATATGAGGGAGTATATCCCATGAGAGAGCATACAAAATCCTCTCTGAGTTTGTTATTATCAAGAGCAAGATGTGTCTTGATGAGATCAATCAAGCACACAAACTGTTCAGGAGTTTGTTCACTCCCTAGAATCCATTTTACAGTTTGAATGTCCATTGATTTGATCAATTTGTCTGATGCTATGCATCATAGCATGAATAGCAGAGTTTTGGTAATTTACTGTGACACTTTAACTTGTGGCACATTGTATAAGCCCCAGATAGGATTTGAACCTACGACCTATCGCTTACAAGGCGATTGCACTACCACTGTGCTACTGAGGCAGAAAAGATTAGTTCCTGATGGTATAGATCACACCCCAAATCAGGGCAGCAATAGCAACAATCAGGAGGATCTGTTTCCATGCAAATGCAATGAAGAACAGACAGAGAAGGAATAACAAACCAGCACCATCAAAGGATGAACTAGAGGTGCTATCTTCATCATCATTGTCATCACTGGAAGTGATAGAATCAGGCACTGCCATGATACAATCACCACCAGTTCTTGACTCTGCTGATATAACTGCATCAGCACGAGTGTATGCAGTTACATATACAGTTTGCAGGTAGTTAGATTGTGTTCTAACTGTGCATTTCCAATCAAGCATTGTTGTATTCTACAATATACTGCTTAAGAGTGTCAACATAGTCAGCAGGGTTCTTGACAAAAACTTGTGTCTCACCTGAGTGACAAGAAATCAGAGTGACAATTTGTTCAATCTTATTGCCAGTCATTTCCTCATACATCATAGCATAACCTGTCTCCTGCACAAAATAGTTTTGGATTTGATTCTCATGCTTTGGTTTAGAAGAACTCTTGAAGTCAATTACAGACAGTTTGCCATTGTATTCTGCAATGCAGTCAACACGACCAGCAATGCCAAGAGTTTCAGAATAGAGAGCACATTCTTGATAATGAATGTTATCTACATCATCAAGGATAGACTGGAATTGATTGAACAATTTGAGTGCAATCTCATACTTTTCAGTATCATAGTCTGCATCAATGTTGTTGAGATAGTCCTCAACAATTTTGTGGAACTTAGTGCCATTGGTAGATGCAAAATGACTGATCTTGTTTGCAACTTCCTCACCTACACGTTCCCTCCACTCAGCAATAGATTGACGATTCTGATAGGAAGTAACTGTGGTGACAGAAGGCAACAGTTTGCCATTCACACAGTAACGACGAGAACCATTGACAGTTTCAGTAGGCAGATCTGCAAGAGTAGGCAGGTTGAGGTGATTGAACTTGGTTTTGGTTTGCATAATGTTGTTAGTGAAAGTTTGGTTGGTGGTGTTAGTTATCAGAGAAACTCTGCCATGTAATAATCAACAGTGACTTCAAGTTCTGCTGCTTTTGCTTCTAGTTCTAGAGTATATTCTTCTGCCATTTGTTCATCTGCATGATCACAGAATAGATCAAGGGTGGATTGGTGCATCATTTTATCTTTCATACAAGTATGATACCATAGATTTACAAGAAAGTCAATCATGTGTGTGCCAGTTTGTCAAGTGTCACAGATATGCATCCATAAACTGTTTTAGTGTAAAGATGTCGTCAGTCTGAGTTTCTACAATCAAATCATCATAACTTAACTCTTTGAGCATATCTAGATATTCTTCTGGAGTGGCATCAATAGACTCATCATAATCATCATGAATAAGGAACAAATACTCTCTATAGAGTGCTTCAATCAGTTGTTCTTTAGTATAAGTCATTTTTCAATGTTATCGAGATGATTAAACCAAGGGGAAAAGAGTGCTAGTGCTGCCCATACAACACTAGCAGAAATAATGATAAAGTATATCATTTGTAGAGGTAACCACCTGCCCAATCTGCACGCTGATACATCTCCATGCGAGACTTTTCATCCATCAGATTATACCTAACACCATTCTTTGCAGGTGCTTTCCAAGTTGCTGGTTTGTAGACATCACCATTGGTAATATCTACAAAAGCATGAACACTTTTCTGTCCAGCAGGAGTTTGCATCACAATCTTTGCATACTTCCTACCCTTAACATAAGAGAACTTGTAGCAACCTTCACCCATAGAGAGTTCTTCAATCATCTTCTGATGATAATCCATATTGATGTCATTTTCAATGGATTTGCGATGCCTTTCAATAGAACTTGACTGATAGTTAGTGTAGAGAACTTGACACATTTGATCAATCTTGTCAAGAACTTGTTCAGTCATTAAAGTGGTGTTTTTCATCATGCTGTAAGCATACCATGGATTAGGGTGCTTTGGGGAAAAAGGTGTGCAGTTCTCCAACTGTCACATCAATACTTTTTTGACCCATTCTTTGTGGGAAAAGTGTAGTTCATTGTCCAACACAATAGGATAGCAAATCCAAAGACAAATAGGTGTTCCATTGTTAGTATCTGTGTGGGATTTGATAATCTGAACCATCAATCAATGATGCTCTCATGTTATGAATATCTTGTGCTCTCTTGTATAAACTACCTAGTTCTTCCTTTAAACAACACAAATCATCATCAGTTCTACCTGCTAAAGCATCCTCAATTCTTCTAAATGCTTCTGTTGTTTGATGACTGTAGTTGTTTAACATAATTCTCTAAAATAACAGGCACAGAGGGACTCGAACCCCCACTCAACTGCTTAGAAGGCAGTGGCATTATCCATTATGCTATGTGCCCATGGAGGGGCATCTCTGCCCCTATTTAGTTAGTCTGTGAGACCTAGTTTAACCTCACAATCAAACTCATCTTCATCAGGAAGACGATAAATCAACTGATAGAAATCATCATAATCAACACCAAGATAAGATGCAAAATCTTCTAAATCATCATGCAATTTACAAGTGTCAATCATTGTCCTCAACTGTTGGTGAAATAATTATAGCACAGGTGTCAATCACCAGGCATCAAACTGTGAAGAGTTTCCTCATCATAGAGATCTAAAACCTCTGCCTTGATGTCATCTTCAGTACAATCTTTGTATGCATCAAGTAACAGATCAAATGCCATTTGGCAAAGAGTATCCATATCCATGCCATCAATAATCATGTTGGCATAGTTCTCTTTAAGGGTAAAGAGTTGAGATTCAGAAAGTGGCATGTTTTCGTATTTAAGGATTTCAGAGTAAAGGTCAGACATCAACTTCTGCCAGTTTCTTTTGTTTACGCAGGTCTTGGACAATCATTTGCAGTTCAACTACATCTTGTCTACACTCTTCCAAATCTTCAACTAAGATTTCATATTGATATTCTGACTTGCATCTTTTAATTTGCTTTGCCAGTTTATCATATTTTTTCTTAGCAGTCTTGAGTTCTTTTTCACACTCTTGAATAGAATTGTAGTTCATTTGTCTTTAGATTACCTTGTAATAGTAACACAAATAATTGGAAAAGTCAAGTGATAGTGGACAGTTTGGAGATTGTCATGGGGTGGGATCAAAATATACTATTTCCTCTAACATTGGCAAGATTTCATACTGTAAATCATCCAGATGTTGAGGAATAATAGTTTGATCCATCATGTGCAATTTGTTCTCACGCTCTACAACTTGCTTGAGAACTTTGTATGCATTTTCTATATCACTGTAAGAATATACCATCACCATTCTCCACGCTGAACCAAGATCTTGCGAATCTCAATGTATGCAAACTTCTTGAGTTTAGGATCAGAAGTAGTATCAAATACCTGATACATTTTCTTCAGATATGCATCTGGAGTGGTAACATTGATGACCTTTGCTTTAGTCACACCCAGACCAGAGATAGGAGAACCTGCCTTAACTTTGTTCTTACCAAAGTTACCAGAAACACGACCCTGAGTACGAAGTTTGGGTTTGATTTTGGAGAGATTGGAGTAAGTAGTCATGTCTGATTTGATCATGCTGTAAGCATATCACACTTAGAGGGCAAATGGGGATTTACTGTGCCAGTTTGCGAATTGGTCTATCAAACTTCTCTAATTGATACCCTTCCCTCAATGCTTGAGTAATAATCACATCATAGGAATGTGATGCCAATGGAATGTGCCTATGCAACAAATAGTCCTCACAATCCTCTGCAAGTGCTTCTTTGTATGGGTGGGACAACTTATCAAGATTGATAGTCATTGCCTTTGATTTCCTCTATTGAAGTTTGAAGTTTGTTGTACAAATTACTAAGGGTCACTTTACCAGAACTCTCCATCAATTTTTGCTCTTTCTTAGACAACAGTTGGAGTGCAGTTTGTAATGCTTCCAACTCATCAACATTAAGATTCACAAACTCTTCAGTCATTTGACAATCTTCCAATTAGGATCATTTGTTTTATCAATCCAGAAGAAGTTCTTCCTGTTGATTGATGCAAGAAACAACTTATCTTCTGTCTCTTGTTCTACATGACACCCATGAAGTCTGTCCATCATGTTAGCAAACCTGTTCTTTGCTTTGCTAGAGATTGGTTCAACATTCACCATTTTACGTTTCACTTTAGTTGTCATCAATTAACTCCACAAAAAGACCAGAATGGTTGATCAAGTTCTACATCATCAAAGGTGTAGATATATTCACATCCACAACCTTTAGCATACTTAAACAGTTGCTGATGATTCTTGAAGTGCTTAGGATAGATTGTATCCTCATCAGTTTCACCCCTTTCATGATAATAAAGAGGTTGCTCTTCACGAGTATTACTATACTCATCATCCTTGAATGTAGACTCCCAGGTAGTTTTAGTCTTGAGTGAAGACATATCACCACCATCAATAAGATCAACAACCTTACTGCGTGCCTGGTAATCTTTCTTCAAGATTTCACCATTCCACTCAGGATAACCATCCCAGTGACAATATACACCAGAATAGGTATTGTCTTTGTGTTTGATTGAAATGAAACTACGAGTTCCCATTGTTTTGTTGAATAATAAAGTCAGTCTTCAATCAGAATCCATTCATCTTCATCACTCTCAGTGATGGATTCCCAATTATCTTCAAAGAGGTCAAACATTGCCTCATTAGGCACTACACAATCAAACTCATCAATTTGAATATCCTCAAGAAATGCAGTAGACATGAATCTCATTTGATTACCTAGTAATCATAGCATGAGATCCCCCTGTTTGGAGATTTATTGTGACACTAGTACATGTGTCACATCAGTATAATCAATCTGCCTTTTTAGTTTTTCTTTTTCTAGTTTTCTTGGGTGCTACTCCACCTTCCCATGCTTCATTTTCAGGGGTGCTAGGATCATCTGCAATAAAGTGTCCATTCTCATCCTTTGCTCTCTTAGGAGTTTCTGTTACTTGCTCCTCAGGATCTGGCGTTGGAGTATTACCAATCAAATTAAGAAATCTGCTCATTTTGCTATAGCAACTTAATTTTATTTAGAATGGAGGATACCAGAGTCGAACTGGTGACTAATGCTTGCAAAGCACTCATTTTACCACTAAACTAATCCCCCAATGCACATGAAAGGACTTGAACCTTCATGGATTGCTCCACTGGAACCTAAACCCAGCGCGTATACCAATTCCGCCACATGTGCAGACTCCCCCACCTGGATTCGAACCAGGAACCAAGTGATTAACAGTCACCTACTCTGCCTGTTGAGCTATAGGGGAATGAAGTTTATTCAGATTGCTTACACTCTAGCATGTATTCTACAGTGTTAGCAACATCTTCCATTGCATCTCTAAGAAATGGTCTCTGTCCTGACTCCTGACGCATTGTATCAGAATCATCACAGAGAGTCCATCTCCATTGTTGTTGAGATGTGGAATACCATAAGTTAATTTTCATAGTCTTGTTAATGACTAATCGGAATGACAGGATTCGAACCTGCGACATCTCGCTCCCAAAGCGAGTGCTCTACCAAACTGAGCTACATTCCGTGGTGGGAAATACTGGATTCGAACCAGTGACATACTGCGTGTAAAGCAGGCACTCTACCACTGAGTTAATCTCCCAAAGGAAGGTTAGGGATTCGAACCCTAGGAGGTTATTAGCCTCAGTAGTTTTCAAGACTACCACCATCAACCACTCGGTCAACCTTCCAAGTATAAAGGGGATTGCTCCCCTTATTTATCAGTTCTGAATGGGAATCAGAACCTTATTGTTTTTGAGTTTTGCAATCAGTTTGCCAACACTCTCAGCAGTACGAATTTGATCTTCAACACTCAGAGGATTGTCACATGCAAAGACATAGGACTTGTCAGGATTGCTAAGATAAGTCACACCAACTTGATTTTCATCATAGTCAAAAGAGACTTCAGAGATAGCAGAAGACTCAACATTGAGAATAACAGAAACAGACATTTGCCTTTGATTGATTACTTTGTAATGATAACAGATCTGGAGGGAAAAGTCAAGAGGTTTGTGCCACTTAGAGGAGTGTCACATCCTCCCAGTTCTCTTTGAATATAAGCATCAATGCTTTACTGTTGAATGGATTAAAGGTTGCATATTGATCACAAACAAATACAATTTGCCCCTTAAACCCATCATAATTAATACACATTTTCTCCTTAAGAATCATAGTATCAAAGATCAATAGTTCCAGAAATCATCATAGTCATCTTGTGTTGCCAAAGATATGTTATGTGTGGAAATGCCTGTAGGAAGATCAGAAAGATCAATGTCTAACTTCTTATATCCCATGAGCAGTGATTTCACATCAACTGCCCTATTCATTTGCTTTTTGTGGTAATCAATCCAAGAGTCAACTTCTTCAATCAACTCATCATAAAACTCTTGTGGAGTTGTATCATCTTCATTAAGATACTCAGAGACTAGATCTTCTAATCTCTTTTTCCTTTCAATTTTGTAGTTATCAGGATTCATTTTCATTAGTCTTTTTCCATGATTTACGAACTCTCTTCAACTCCTTGAGTTCCATTTTGATGTTCTGATAGGCAGTTTCACTGTCAATCTTGTCTGCCATTTCCATGGCAATGATAACATCAACTCTGGTGCCAAAGTGTTTAAGAGCAGTCTCAAAATTGTCTAAATCTTCATACATTTTTTGATTCCTCAATGTTGTAAACTACTGGATGGATTTGGTCCATCTTAGACTCTAATCTGTTCTCTGCTTCATATAAAGCATTTGTAAGTCCAATGTTCTCATCCTGAAGAGATTTGACTTCATCAGAGAGTCTGTGGACTTCACTCTTTAACCACAGAATATCATCTAAATTGCCAACAATTCTTTCATCAAAAGACTTGATCCAATCCATAATGAAATGTTCCTCACCTGTCAAATCATTCTTTACTTTGTAATAGTAATCTTCTTCAGGATCAGAGTCATAAGGATACAACCAATTTTGTAACTCTAAAGACCACCCCCAAAGTATAACTCTAATAGATCTAAACATTAGATCACTCCTACTGATTTTAGATAGTTTCTATATGCTGCATACCTCTGCCATTTTGGTTGGTTTGGTACATCTAATTGATGACATATTTCACAGTACATTAACCATTCATACCATGGAGTTGTTGGATCCAGGACATGATATGGGTACGATGTAGTAGTTGTTTGTGGGTTCATCATTCCAGTGCCTAATTACTCCAGCAACAATAAAACAGTTAGTAATGAAATAAGTCAGTAAAATTACTGTCCTAATTTTTGCTACTTCGTCTGCTTCCTTGTCGCACTCGCTTGCTTTTTGTCCCAGGGATTTTGCCCACAATCTCCACACCTTTGGTTGAGATAGTGTATTGTTTTGGGGCAAGACTTTCTCTTTCGATGAGTTTGAAAAGATGCTCTTGACACTGGAACCAGCAGATTCTATTCTCTTCTTTAATGTCGAGACGAATTGGAAAAGATACATATGGAAATTTACTCATTGGTCTTCTTATTCTTTTCAGTGAAGTACACGTGAAATGTCTTATTTAAGACATCTTCACAAAGTTTGTACTCTTTTCCATTAAAGGGTACACCATGGATCTGATAATACCTAATTGCATCATGAATAATTTTTGTTTGTTCAGGTGTGAAATCCATTAGAATCCTTTGATAAAACCATTATACAGCATCAGAATCTTTTTTGGAAAGTTCTTGTGCCAGTTTTTTTGCTGTCCTCATATACTTCCTATCCATCCACCATTTACCTATAGGAGAAGAGAGAATGACTGGATGAAATCTAATCATCCAGAACATCCTCTCTACATTTACCCTTGCAGTTTTAGATAGAATGACAATAAATGTCCCTACATTGGGATCTATTATTACCATTCCAATTATGATAGCAAATATACTCAACCACACATACTCTACAGTCATCAATGAAACTCCTCGTTCCTTCGTCTATCTAGGTACTCTAGAACTTCAGATCTCCACTCCATTAACTCGTTGAAACACTTTTGATTGTGTGCACATTGACGCAGTGCTGGATCTGGTTTCAATACACTCTCATAGAACAATCCCAGGGCATCACGACGCTTTTCATGTTTTTCTGACATAGACTATTCTCCAATAGGTGTGTTAAAGCAAGAGGGATCTGTTCCATCAGCAAATCTTGAGATAAACTCAACTTTCTGATATGGAGTGAGTAACTCACTGGACATTACTCCTTCCACCAACCAATCAAAGTCATCACAACTTAAGAGTAATTTTTCTGGAACTGGTTGTGCTAGTGCAAGAAGCAATGGTAGTTGAATCATTTTAGATTGTAATCCATCTACTATTATTTAATGTCCAGTTAGTAACTTCTGCAATCCTTTGTCTTACAGACATAGCAGGTTCCCACCCAAGTTCTTTCATCTTACTACCATCAAGAGCATACCTTAGGTCATGTCCTGGACGTGAAGAATGGAAGTCAATCAACTCATACTTGAGTTCTTTTCCTTGTGCTTCTGCAATGATCTGTGCTAGTTCTAGGTTGTTAAGTTCCTCAGATCCAACAATGTTGAACTTAGGACACTTAGCACCAGTTTCATCTGGTTTGAAACTACCTTTGTAATTCAATAGGAATAGAATTGCACTGGATACATCCTCTGCATGTATATAATGCCTGGATCCTGGAATTGTGCAACTACTGTCGCTATGAATCGTTACAGTTTCACCATCCCTTGCTTTTTTAATACACATTGGAATGTATTTCTCAGGATGCTGTCTCTCACCAAACACATTCATTGTGTGGGTGATATAGACAGGGAGACCATAAGTATTCTCATATGCTACAGCAAGTTCTTCACCACCTGCTTTAGTTGCACTGTATGGATTGGTAGAGTTGTACCTATCATGCTCCTTATACTTAATACCATTAGGAGCAGGACCAAATACTTCATCAGTGCTGAAGTAAATGAACCTTTCTAGGTGTGGTTGTTGAGTTCTAGCAAACTCTAGGATGTTGCAGGTAGCAACAACATTATCCAGAACAAACTCCATTGGATATTCAATACTGCGATCCACATGTGAACCAGCAGCAAGGTGGAGAATGTAATCTACTTTGCCAATCTCAGATCTAATAAGTGGATTAAGTTCTGCCTTTAGATCATGGAAAACAACCTTCACACGCTTACGATCCTCTGCTGTAAAGTCAGCAAGGATGTCATTCAACCTGTTCAGATTGCCACTATAATCCAGTCTGTCTAGGGTGACAATTTCCCAGTCAGTGTGTTTAAGAACATAACCAATTAGATGGTGCGCAATAAAACCTGCACCACCTGTAATAAGAGCTCTCTTTGTCATATTCAATCAAGATAGTAATCTGAAGTATCCACCAATTCCCAACTTAAATCAAGATCTTCTAGGAATTGTGTCAACTCATGTTCAGTTGTAGGAAGGATCTCGTCTTCCTCTAGTGTGAATACCGCCTCACACAATGCAGGACCATATTCAGCAGGTTCAAAGTAAGTTTGTGCATGTGTTTGCACTGCATCATCAATTATGGCAGCAACATAGATGCTACCATCTTCATGCTGGTTGATAGTGTCAATGTTAATAATGCTCATGAAATCAATAACTGTACTTGGAAATCATTTGGTCCAGTTTATCCTCTCTATATTCATCTTCTGCTTCTTCTAAATTATCTTCTTCTAGTTCTTCATAGATGGTATCACCATCTTTTTCTAGAAAGATTGAAGGCATGGAGATAGTGAGTGCAAAGGATAATGTATTTAGAGGGAGATTACTCTCCCTCTTGCTGCTGAAACTCAGCATCAATTTTATCATACAATTCCACAAAAGTGGACTTTGTTTCATCATCAAAACGATTCAGGCAGACCTTGAGTGCCTTATCTTTCTTGCCAAAGATAGAATATGCCTTGATGATATGAACAAGACGACGAGTAGAGATCACTTCATCAATACCACCATCATCAAAGGTTTTGCGAATAATCTCAGACCAAGTGCACAGATGCTTGATAAAATCTGTGTGCTCACGAATCATAGGAATACTGAGAGATTCTGCAACCTTAGTGAGAATCTTAGTCTCTACAGTAATGGTAGGATACTCCTGTTCAAAGGTGATAGGGAACCTCTCAAGAAATGCCTCATTGAGCACATTAGTGCCAATGAAACGTCCATCATCAGAACCCTTACCTTTGGTGTTAGCAGTAGCAAACACATTGAATCCTGCCTTAGGAACAATATGCTTACCAATCTTCTTCAAGAAGACACCTTTACCCTCAAGAATAGACTGAAGACACATGATCTTATTGGATGCAAGATCAATCTCATCAAGCAGAAGAATTGCACCCCTTTCCATTGCCTCAACAACAGGACCATTGTGCCATACAGTTTCACCATTAACTAGACGAAAACCACCAATGAGATCATCTTCATCAGTTTCAATAGTGATATTGACACGAATCAATTCACGACCAAGTTGTGCACAAGCCTGCTCAACTCCAAAGGTTTTACCATTACCACTGAGACCAGTAATAAAGGAAGGATAAAATAAACCAGAGGATACAACTTTCTTAATATCACTAAAGTTACCAAAGTTGACGAAGGTATCATCTTTAACAGGGATTAGATTTTGTTGAACAGGTGCAATAGTTTGAACAGTGTCCACACCTTCAGCAGCAGGAGCATTATAGGTTTCTTCCAGTTCTTTCACAGTTGCCTCAAGATTCCATTTACCACGACCAACTTTGTAAGTTTGAAGATACTTACTTGCAGTTGCATAAGAAGTATTAAGTTGATCTGCTACAGTACGAACTGCTTGAGTATCAACCTCAACACCAAATTGTTCTTTGAGTAGGTTGACAATCTGTTCTTGCATGTCTTTAACTTGATTACTTTGTAATAATACCATGGATGGAGGGAGAATGGGAGAAATAGTAGACAGTCCCCCAACTGTCACACTAGGCAATAGTATCAATGAAGGAAGACAAAAGTTTCTTATTTGTTTTCTTTTTGCTCAGCATTTTAACAAATGCAGTCTTGATCTGTGCCTTAGATGCATCCTCAGGAACAACAAAATCCTCATCCTGTGCTAGAGCAGTGGAAGGAAGAATGTTGAACTGATCATAACCAGTTCCAGTGAAAGTGATGTACTGATTCTTCTTGAAAGTTTTCTTCACTGCCTCATAATCACCACTCTCTCTTCCATACCATTCATAGCAAGTTCTAAACTCCCTGCTAGGAACAATCCTGAAGTTGATAAAGTTCACTGTAGGAAACTTATCCTTCAAAGTAGAAAGAAGAACCTTAGAATACTGAGGGAAGTTGCCATAAGAATATGACTGATAGATTCTACCATTCTTCCTGTTACGAATAGTGGTGTTGTATGCTCTGGAATAACCAATATACTCTTCACCAACATGATTCTTTCTCACCTTGGTAATAGAGTTGACATATCCCTCACCATCAGTAAGGAAGACTACATTAACTTTCTGAAGTTTGTTCTTCTTTTGGAAGTCAGGAATTAGAGAATGTAGGGTGAGCATGGTATCACCAAGAGGAGAACCAGAGAGATCAAGATGTCTGGGAGCAGCACCATTACCATACTGAAATGACCAGCAACATGCCCAGATGTTCTTCATTTGCTCTTCTAATTGACGAGCATTTGATTTACTAGAGAAGAAATTCATCAGTCTGAAAGACTTTTCTGGAGCAACAATTCCTGCCATTCTGTCATACAAAGGAGGATGATCTGGTTGCACTTCAACATAAGAACTAGGATCAACAGTGAAAGCATACACTTCAAAGGGAATGTTTGCTTTCTTACAGAACCAAATCAGGTTGTACATTTGCTTGCAGGTATCAAGAATCCAGCGTGCCATAGATCCAGACCAGTCAAGAATAAAGATCAATCCATGATTCTTACCATCAGGAACTACAGAAATCTTCTTGAACAGATCCTCATTGTACTTGTAAGTATGCAGTTTGCTGGTATCAAGAACACCAGTGCGTGCAGTGCTAGAACGAGCATACTGATCTGCTGACTTCTTACACTCAAACTCTTTCATCAAGTAAGAAACTTCTTTCTCAGCAGACTTCTTATACTTAACATACTCAGAAATGACTTGAGTATGCCATTCTTTTACCCAAGAAGAAGAGTTGGCATAGTATTCCTTAGTTGCATTATGGATATACTCATTAGGAACAATTACATTCTCAAGTTTAATCTCAGGTAATTCAGCATAGACAGTTTCTTCGCCAAACTTGTTAGTCAGTTCTTCTGCCTTCTCTTCAAATGATTGGGCAGTCTTTGACTCAAACTCACCATGTTCTTTGCTTGGTTCACTACCACCACCAGAGGGAATCTCTTGTTCCATAGTGGTTTCACTTTCATTGTTATCGCCAACAGAAGATTGCTCATTGGCATTAACTTCTTCATTGGCATTGTCGTTGGTGTTTTCACTAGCACCTTGCTGATTCTCAGGAAGTTCAACTTCTTCACCACCAACTTGACCCTGATCCTGAGAAATATCAGGCATTTCACTCAGTTTCTTTTTCTTGTAGTTGAGGAAATCAACAATCTCCTGAGAGATCTTGAGAACTTCTTGGAAGGTTTCAACTGCACTAATGCGAGTCACAAAATCATCCTCAGCATCAGAGAATGCAATGTTATGGAATGCACCAATCTTAAAGTACAGATTGATACGATCAATGAATGAAAGTTCATCTAGATTCTCATCCTTAGTGGAAAAGAAATCATCAGTATTCAGTTCATTGTAACCATGATAAAAAGTTTTAGATAGACCAGGATATTTCTTCTTCATTAGACGCTCTACACGAACATCTTCAATCACATTAACAAAATCTTTAGGTACATTAGGATATTCTTCACGCCAATCAATGTTATCTGTAAAGATAGCATGACCTACCTCATGACCCACCAGAAGGTCATAAACAGTGGCAGATGCCCTATCCCACATAGGAAGAGTTAGAACCCTCCTATCAACATCGAAAGAGGCAGTAGAGACCTTTTTATGCTCAACGATAAGGTTCTCTGTTGCCAGACACTTAGCAAGGGATCCTTTTACTTCTAAATTGACTGGCATGTGCTTTCTTAACTGTCCTTACAGGATAGCATGAAAAAGGGGGGTCACCACTCCCCCCTAGTACACTAATTAAACTGTCCACCACCAAGGACAGGTCTTTGGATCTCAAAGCTACAAAGAATCCTCAAGACTTTTATATAGTATCATGACTGAATATAAATGTCAAGTTGACAGAAACTTAAACTATGAGTAGGATAACTCTGTCAGGTTTCAAGATAATACTATTTAAAAACTTAATCTCCAATAAACATTATTAATACTCTAGCGTGATCCGAAGCTCCAGAACCACTGGACTTGGTCATAATGACAGCACTAGTTGAAGTGTCAGCATTTGTGCCTTGAGGAACAATGTTGGGCACTGAAGTTCCTGTACTGTAACCATCATCACCTGTCCCAGCATAAACATAGTTAGCATTAGAGAAAGCAGAGCTAAAATTGACTGTATATTGACCTCCTCCTCTGTCTGTAATACTAGAGACATTAGAACTGGCATTAATTGTTACAGTTCCAGTGCCTTTGAACTGTACCCAGGCACTCACTTTACCTTCAATATTTATATCTACTGGAGTAGAAGCTCCAGCAGTATTTTCTATAGTATTTACTCTTAAGGTACTCATTCTAAATTTCTCCTATTTGATTTAAATACTATGGGTTAGTTAATTAGCGGAAAACTGCTGCAAAAACATAATCACTGTTGCTGAAAGCGTTAGCTCTGGTTCTGACTTCTAGCCTAAATCCACCAGTTCCAACAAAAGCATTTGAAAGATCTCCAGCTGCTCCACTATAATTGTTTGGATTTGCTCCACAAACAGCAACATAACTTGAATCAGAAAAAGCAGTGCTAAAATTGACTGTATATAGACCAGTACCATTATCTGTAATGCTGCTCACGTTGTTACTAGAGCGAATTGCAACAGTTCCAGTGCCATTGAAGTTCACCCATGCTTTTGCAATTCCATTTGAAATTTGAGCTGGAGTAAGACCGTTGTTCCCAGCAGCATCTTGTAATGTGTTTACTCTTAGTGTGCTCATAGTATTTCCTGTTTATTTTGTTTGGATGTCTGGAATCAGTTGAATGCAGCAGCAGTAACCCACTCATGATCAACGTTGCTTCCACTAGAATTAGTAGCTCTAAGCGAGATAGATCCTACAGCGGGAGTATTAACTCCCTGTCCACCAAATTGATCACTATCATGTTGAACATATCCAGAACTAGTTTGTCCACCAGTCCCACAAACTAAACTGCAGTAATTAACATTTGGAAAATTATTAGCCCAGTTTACTCTATAATGTCCTGTTCCAACATCAGTAATACTAGAAACATTAAACGATCCATTAATAGAAATAGCACCAGTACCATTAAATCTAACCCATGCACGACATAAGGTTCCATTTTGAGTTCCACTTCCATCAGTGAACTGAACTACATTATTAAAACCAGATGTAATGTGTTGAACTGTATTGACCTTAAGTGTGCTCATATCTTATACCAGTGGGTTTTCTCCAAGGACATTAGCATCCCATACTGCCTTGAGTTCATTAGTCACTCCAGTAACATCAGTAGAAGTAATGCTAGTATTATCAACGATACCAGTAGCATCTCTGAGTGCCTGCTTGCGTGTAGCAGATGCTGCTTGAGCAGTTGAGTCTGCTGCTTCAACAGCTCTCATGAAGGTTACATCTTCTGCTTGAAGCAGTGGGTTGCGAACCTCACGAATCTTATCCTTATGGATTGCTTTTGCTTTATCTACATTAATTCCAATAGGCATTGTTTAAATCTCCTTAATTAAAAGTCCAAGCATCTCTGTAAGTTCTATCTGAAGGAACTTCAGATACATCAATAACTTGATAAGGTTTTCCTGGAGGAAGATCTCTCAGCAACCTTTCAAGAGATGGGCATTCTGGTGAAGGTACAATAATACTAACTCCACCGTCATCATTGGGATAAATTACCCTTGTATTTGGATTTAGTTCAGACATGATTTTAAAATTTTTGTACTTTTATTTATACAACAGTCCAGTTGGCACCAGAGTTAACTGTAACTGTGACACCACTATTTATAGTAATTGGGCCAACACTCATATAGTTGGTTCCATTAGAGAGTGTAGTGTTTCCTGTTACTTGTTGACTAGATTCAAAAAAAACTCCTCCACTACCTCCCCCTATAGTTTGTGACATTTAGACCTCCTGTGCTCCAGAATAGTATTCTGTAGATTTCAAATGATTGTATGCCTGAGTCAGAATTGAATCTGAACTATTGGGATCAATCATAAATTTAATCTCATAAGATTCTCCTTCAGTTACAATCCCATCAGGAATTTGTTCACGAACAGTATCACCAAATTTACCAACAAATTTTCTACCATTTGATCTTGCTTCTGCAGAGGCAAACACAGTTACCTCAATAGATCCAACATATCCTGCTCTCCAATAGACCTCAGGACCCCTATCTCCAACAGTTAATCCATCTTCTCTAGAAGAATCTGGAGGTGGAGCGATGTCCTGAAGTCTTTTCTCAGTTCTGACGTTAGTGACAAGATGATAGGCATTATCTACCACTACGCCAGTTCCAGGAATTTCAAAATCTCTCAGTAATGCCATTTCACTCTCCTAATTTTTTCTTGAGTTCGTCAAGTTCTCTTCTCATAGTATTTATTATTTCATTCTGTTCTTTAACTGCTTCAATTAACAGTGCAGTTAAGTTTCCATACTCAACTGAATACTCATCAACGTCCTTAGCATGAGTGACAACTTCAGGTACAATTTGCTCAACTTCCTGAGCAATCAGACCCATCTTGATTCCTTCCTTACGGTTCTTAGCTTTTGTAAGATCCCATTCAAAAGTAACACCACGAAGTTTGAGAACCTTATCTAATGGACTCTCAATAGTTTCAATGTTCTTCTTGAGTCTGACATCAGATGCAGCAGTGATTGTGCCAGTTGCATATACATCACCACTAACATAAAGTTCATATGCAGATGATGTTGTAGATCCAGTAATACCAACACAATTATCGCCATATGAATAGTAAACAGGCCATATTCCACCAGCAGAATAGTAAATTCCACCATTACCAGTGGCACTCTGAAACATTAAATGTGGACCTCTTCCTGAATCAAATAAAAATCCAAAATATCCACCTCTATTGCCATCTACTTTCCATGCACCATAAGATGTAGTTTCATTTGCTCTAAGGTCAGCATCATTAGTTGACTCATAAATTCCTTCATCAACTCTCAGTCTTTTGTAAGAATAGTTGTTGTTAGAAGTTCCATTGATCTGGAATCTAGCAGTGAGACTGTTATAGTCGTCCATGAACCTATAACCACCATAATTAGAATTAGCACCAAAACTAATACCAGTATGGAAGTTAATTCTCAGATCTGGATATGGAGAATTCCATGTACCATCTTCTTGGAAAATATCATAGGCATATGAACTAATTGAAAGGTTAGAATCACCACCAACATTCCTAGGTTTTAGAGTTCTATAAAGAAGTCTAGTTCCATCATAAGTGAGATTAGCAGCACCAGCAGGTGAACCATTGTTATTATAGATTAATTGTGTATCTGATCCTGCTACTGGACCAGGAATACCTTGGAATCCTTGAGCACCCTGACGACCTTGAGCACCTTGAGCACCAGCAGATCCTTGTCTACCTTGAGCACCTTGAGCACCTGCTGTACCCTGTCTACCTTGAGCACCTTGAGCACCTGTTGCACCTTGAGGACCTCTAGGTCCAGCAGATCCTTGTCTACCTTGTGCACCTTGTGCACCTGCTGATCCCTGTCTTCCTTGAGCACCCTGAGCACCTACAGCACCTTGTCTACCTTGAGCACCTTGAGCACCAGCAGCACCCTGGGCTCCAGCAGCACCTTGAGCACCTGCTGTACCTTGTCTTCCTTGAGCACCCTGAACTCCAGCAGCACCTTGGAAACCTTGGAATCCTTGTGCACCAACTGATCCCATAGGACCAAATACTATAGTATAAACTCCAGTAGTGGTGTTTATTGATGATGAAACATGAAGTCCACCAGAGTGAGTAATAGATCTACTTCTTTGGAGAACACCATCCTTATAATACTTTACAGTTGATCCATCATAAGTTATTGAGAAAATAGTTGAAGTGGTATATGAACCATAAGTTCCAATATTGGATCCATTCTCATAAATTCTTGCTGTTCCAGCATTCACATACCAAGCATAATCAAGTGTTGTATATGATGTAGATGCTGTTGGATCAGCAGTCAATGCAATCATTCCAACGCCACTAGTATTATTAACTTGGAATGCCATGTATGCATATTCATACTCTTCTGCAGAGTAAACCCTTGCATTCCATCCACTACCAGATGTTCTTTGGAATTGATTTGGTCCAGTTTGAGTTACTGTTGACAATACTGGTGTCCAAGAACCTCCTCCAAGTTGTCCTTGAGCACCCTGAGCACCACCAGATCCTTGAACTCCAGAATTTCCTTGAGCACCTTGTCTACCTTGTGCACCTTGAGCACCAGCAGCACCTTGAGCACCTGCTGCACCTTGTCTACCTTGGGCACCCTGAACTCCAGCAGCACCTTGTCTGCCTTGAGCACCTTGAGCTCCAGCAGCACCTTGTCTACCTTGAGCGCCCTGAGGTCCAATTGCACCTTGAGCACCTGTAGTTCCAGAAGCACCCTGAGCACCAGCAGCACCTTGAGCACCTGCTGCACCTTGTCTACCTTGAGCACCTTGTCTGCCCTGATATCCTTGTGCACCTTGTACACCTTGATTTCCTGTGGCACCTTGAACGCCTTGATTTCCTTGTGCACCTTGAGGTCCAATAGCACCTTGAGCACCTGTAGTTCCAGAAGCACCTTGAGCACCCTCTACACCAGGAGATCCTTGTCTACCTTGAGCACCTTGAGCACCTGCTGCACCTTGAACCCCTTGGTATCCTTGAGCACCTTGTCTACCTTGGTGTCCTTGAGCACCTTGTCTACCTTGAGCACCTTGGACACCTGCAATTCCCTGTGGTCCTATGGATCCTTGAGCACCTACAGAACCTTGTCTACCTTGAGCACCTTGTCTACCTTGGGCACCTTGAGCACCTGTAGATCCTTGTCTACCTTGTGCTCCTTGTATTCCTTGAGCACCCTGAGCACCTGTAGATCCTTGAACACCTTGAGCACCTTGAACACCTTGAGAACCCTGAACACCTTGAGCACCTTGTCTACCTTGTGCTCCTTGTACTCCCTGTGCACCCTGAGGTCCAATTGCACCTTGAGCACCAGCAGATCCTTGTCTACCTTGAGCACCTTGAGCACCTACAGCACCTTGTCTGCCTTGAGCACCTTGAACTCCTTGAGCACCCTGAGCACCTGTAGATCCTTGAACACCTTGAGCACCCTGAACACCTTGAGTACCTTGAGCACCTACAGCACCTTGTCTACCTTGAGCCCCTTGTCTACCCTGTGCACCTTGAGGTCCAATAGCACCTTGAGCACCTACAGCACCTTGTCTGCCTTGAGCACCTTGAGCACCTACAGATCCTTGTCTACCCTGAGAACCCTGAATACCTTGTGCACCCTGGGCACCTACAGCACCTTGTCTACCTTGAGCCCCTTGTCTACCCTGAGCACCTTGAGAACCTTGGGGTCCTAAGAATCCTTGAGCACCTTGAGCACCTACAGCACCTTGTCTACCCTGAGAACCTTGTCTTCCTTGTGCACCCTGAACACCTTGGAATCCTTGTGGTCCAATAGCACCCTGAACACCTTGGGATCCTTGTCTACCTTGAGCACCTTGGAATCCTTGGGCACCTTGACGACCTTGTGCACCTTGAACTCCTTGGAATCCTTGGAATCCTTGTGGTCCAATAGCACCTTGTCTACCCTGTGCACCCTGAGCACCTACAGAACCTTGTCTACCCTGAGCACCTTGAACACCTTGTGAACCCTGCCTACCTTGGAATCCTTGAGCACCCTGAGGTCCTTGGAATCCTTGAGCACCTTGAGCACCTACAGCACCTTGTCTACCCTGAGAACCTTGTCTTCCTTGTGCACCTTGAGCACCTACAGTTCCTTGTCTTCCTTGTGCACCTTGAACTCCTTGGAAACCTTGAGCACCCTGAACTCCTTGGAATCCTTGTGCACCTTGAGGTCCAATAGAACCTTGAGTTCCATTTGTTCCTTGTACACCTTGGAATCCTTGAGCGCCTTGAGGTCCAATAGCACCTTGAACACCTTGAGCACCTTGTCTTCCTTGTGCACCTTGGAATCCTTGTGCACCCTGAACACCTTGGAATCCTTGTGCACCCTGAGGTCCATTTAGAGGTTGTGTCCACTTAACACCAGTTCCTGTAGATGCAAGAACAGAGTTTGCAACACCTACAGTTCCTGGAGTATCATATAGAGGTCCATTGATCTTTAGATTTGTTGTAGTGGTAAATCCAGAAGATCTAATATCATGAACTCTAATGCTTGGAGTTAGAGTTACAATTCCAGAAGATACTGATAGGTTAGTGGAATCAAAGGATGCAATACCTTTTGTAGAGCTTGTTGCTAATGTATGGGTGTTGCTAGTTACTCCAACAACCCTACCATAAGCATCTACAGTAAGATGTGAAATAAATTTGTCAGTCCCTGCAGATAGAGAAGTAACAGGAGTTGATACAGTTGCCAGATCAATATCATCAGGATTAATTACAATTCTTAGAGTGCTTGCAGTTCCAACATTAAAGTCTGCACCAGAATCATATAAACCAAGACCAGCACCTTTCTGAGATGGTGATGAAATCTGAGTAAATTCAATTGCAGAAACACCAATTGCAAGTGCATAAGTGTCTCTGGTAACAAGAGCAAAACCTTTTCCTTGCTCTTCTACACCACCAATAATGAAAGCAAAGTCTCCAGTTTCAATTTCCCCAACTTGGTCATAGTCACTAGCTCTTGTTAATTCCCAAGAAGTTGATCCATTACCAACTCTGGTTACAGTGTAGAAACCATTTTCATATAGATTTGTCTGCTCTTTAATTAGGATTCTTTCATCTAAGAATAAAGTGGTATCATCAATGGAAGTTGTACCTACACCAACACCATAGAGTTTTGCTCCAACACCACTAGCGCCATTATCATAATTTGAAACTAAGTTAATTGTAGATCCAAGAGAAACTGCCTTCTGAACCTGAATGCCTTGTGCAAAGGCATCAACATAATTCTTGGATGCAAGTTCTGCATTTTGTAGAGGGATTTGCTCATTGACAAATACTCTATCAACATAAAGATTGCTGCTGATTCCAACATCACCCTTGACCTCAAGGGTTCTTGTCATTACAGAAGTATTAACACCAACCTTGTTTGTAGAATCATTGAAGTATAGTTCAGCACCACCAAAGTCTCCGCCATCATTATATTGAATCTGACCATCAGCACCGCCTGGAGTTACATCAACTGTGATGGTTACACCAACTCCAGTTCCATCATTGGTTGCAGTAATATACTGTCCAACAAAGTTGAGTGCAGTTACACTTCCTGCAGTACCTACAATAGATCCTTCATCTTTAATGGTTAGACCATTGAAGTTATTGACTGTTGCAAGTGGAACCCAATCAACACCAGTTCCAGTTGAAATTAGAACTTCATTAGCATTACCAGTTTCTGCATTTCCATCATACAATCCACCAGAAACATAAAGACTGTTGGTTGCAGTTACAATACCAGCAGTTACATCACCATTCAGTGCACCAGAGAATCCACCAGTGGATGTTGTGACTCCAGTGATCTGAACTCCATTGTTTGTGGTCTCAAATTTCTTGGATCCGTTGTAGTAGAGTTCTACTGCACCATCTGTGATGAATTTTGCTTTAGTTTCAGTTCCATTGGTATTTTTTACTTCTAAATTATCAGCATTGATATTAAGATTTCCAGAACCAGTTTCTGAAATAATAGAATTATTATTGGAAGAGTTGTGGAAAATCTGTAAGTCAGTACCATCACCAAATCTCAATCTATCATCATCACCAAGATTTACATTACCTTGGAATGTAGAAACACCAGAGACATTCAGTGATGTGATTCTTGCATCAGCAACTGTACCAACACCAGAATAATTGAGATCTGTACCAGACAGAGTTGTTACAATACCAGTAACTATTCTTGCTTCTGTTGGTACATGGAGGTTGGTTACTGTTCCTGTTGTTGATGAAAGTGTGGTTACAATACCAGAAACAATTCTTGCCTCTGTAGGAACATGCAGTGTTGGTGATGTAGTTACTCCTGAAACCTTGAGAGTATTTGCAATAACTACATTATCTGGGAGTCCAACTGTAACTGTAGCACCTTCACCAGTACCAGTAACTTCAATTTCATTTGTAGTTCCAGAAACTGATTCAACATAATCTCCAGTAGTATCAGTTCCAAGTTCTACTGAGTTTGGTTGAATAGTTGCTGCAAAAGATACATTACCTGTGCCATCAAAGCTAATGGGAGAAGCAAGTATATCTCCAGTAATTTGGAAAGTTCTTGCTGTTTCTAATTTTGTTGCATCTGTTGCTAATCCTGCATTAGCAGCATACACAGCATAAGTTGCTATATCTGCATTAGTTGCTATTCCAGCAGAAGCAGCATAAGTTGCATAGGTAGCAATTCCTGCTACATCAGCATAATCTGCTCTAGTGGCATTAGTTGAATCTGTAGCAAATCCAGCATTGGCAGCATAAGTTGCAAAAGTAGCAGCATCTGCATTGGTAGAAACTCCAGCAGAAGCAGCATAAGTTGAGTATGTAGAAACTCCAGAAGAAGCAGCATAGGTTGCATAAGTTGCTATATCTGCATTAGTTGCAATACCAGCATTAGCAGCATATGAAGCAAAAGTTGCTATATCAGCATTAGTGGAAACTCCAGCATTAGCAGCATAAGGAGTATAGGTAGCAACACCAGCATTTGCAGCATAAGTTGCATAGGTTGCTATATCTGCATTAGTGGATATTCCTGCATTAGCAGCATAAGTTGCATAAGTTGCAGCATCAGCATTAGTGGCAATACCTGCAGAAGCAGCATAAGTTGCATAAGTAGCAGCATCTGCATTAGTTGCTATTCCAGCATTAACTGCATAAGTTGCTATTCCAGCACTGATGGCATATGTTGCAATACCTGCTGAGACTGCATAAGTAGATTCTGTAGAAATACCAGCAACTGCAGCATAATATGAGAATGTGCTAATTCCAGCATCAGCAGCATACACAGCATAAGTTGCTATATCTGCATTTGTGGAGATACCAGCATTTGCGGCATAAGTTGCATAAGTAGCAATTCCTGCTACATCAGCATAATCAGATCTCGTGGCATTATCTGCATTAGTAGAAACTCCAGCATTAGCAGCATATACAGCATAAGTTGCTATGTCTGCATTTGTAGAAACTCCTGCAGAAGCAGCATAGACTGCATAAGTAGCTACATCAGCATTGACTGCATTTGTGGCATCTGTTGCTAATCCTGCATTAGCAGCATAAGTTGTGAAAGTAGCAATATCAGCATTAGTTGCTATTCCAGCAGTTGCTGCATAGTTAGAATACGTTGAAATTCCAGCAACATCAGCATAATCTGCTCTAGTGGCATTGTTAGCATCAGTAGCAATTCCTGCTGTTGCTGCATAAGTTGCATAGGTAGCTGCATCTGCATTGGTAGCAATACCAGCATTAGCAGCATAAGGAGTATAGGTAGCAACTCCAGCATTTGCAGCATAAGTAGCAAAGTCTGCATCTGTAGATAGTCCAGCATTAGCAGCATATACAGCATAGGTTGCTATGTCTGCATTAGTAGCTATGCCTGCATTTGCTGCATATGGAGTGTAACTAGAGACTCCAGCATTAGCAGCGTAGGTAGCATAAGTTGCCACACCTGCTGTGCCAGCATAGGTAGAATAAATTGCAATATCAGCATTAGTTGCTATGCCAGCAGAAGCTGCATAAGTTGCATAGGTTGCAATACCTGCTACATCTGCATAATCAGATCTCGTGGCATTAGTTGAATCTGTAGCAAATCCTGCTGTAGCAGCATATACAGCAAAAGTTGCTATATCAGCATTAGTGGAAACTCCAGCATTTGCTGCATATGGAGTATAAGTAGCAACACCAGCATTAGCAGCATAAGTGGCAAAAGTGGCATCAGTAGAAACTCCAGCAGTTCCAGCATATACAGCATAAGTTGCTATATCGGCATTAGTTGCTATACCCGCATTAGCAGCATATGGAGTATAGGTAGCAACACCAGCATTAGCAGAATAGGTAGCATAAGTTGCTATGCCAGCAGTTCCAGAATATACAGCATAAGTTGCTATATCAGCATTGGTAGCAATACCAGCAGAAGCTGCATAAGTTGCATAGGTTGCTATTCCAGCTACATCTGCATAATCAGATCTAGTGGCATTAGTGGCATCAGTAGAAAATCCTGCATTAGCAGCATATACAGCATAAGTTGCTATATCAGCATTGGTAGCAATACCAGCAGAAGCTGCATAAGTTGCATAGGTTGCTATTCCAGCTACATCTGCATAATCAGATCTAGTGGCATTAGTGGCATCAGTAGAAAATCCTGCATTAGCAGCATATACAGCATAAGTTGCTATATCAGCATTGGTAGCAATACCAGCAGAAGCTGCATAAGTTGCATAGGTTGCTACACCAGCATTAGAAGCATAAGTTGCAGTATCTGCATTCCCAGTTAAATTTCCAGTAATATTACCAACAAAATTGCTTGCAGTAACTACTCCAGTAAAGTCAGCATCAGTTCCCTTTACATAATCAATAGTGCCAATACCAGAATAGTTAATATCTACACCAGAAAGGGAAGTTACAACACCAACTCCAATATCTGCTGTTCCTACATAAGCATTTGCATAACTTAAAGTGCCACCATCAAGAGTTTGTAGGGTACTAATGCCAAGAAACTTGGCAGAAGTTCCTGTTAGAATATCAATATCACCAGTATCATAATCTAAAGAGGTTCCACTTAAAGATGTTACAACTCCAGTGTTAATATAACCATTGGTAAAATTGCCATTAGTATAGGTAGCAGTAGTTCCTTCTACTGTTGTTATCGTACCAATGCCATTATAATTTAAATCTCTTCCAGAAAGTGATGTAACTACACCTACTTCAAAATATCCAGTTTCTCCATTGACTAAAGTAGATGTAAGAGTTGTAACTACACCTACTTCAAAATATCCAGTTTCCCCATTAACTACAGTTCCCTGTAGAGTTGTGACTGTAGCAACACCAGCAGAAATATCACCACTAAATTGAGAAGCAGTAACTACCCCAGTTACTAATTGATCACCCTCAACTTGTAGTTCTGCAGTTGCATTGGTTGTGCCAATTCCAACCTTGCCAGTTACCTCTAATACTGTATCAGTATCATTGTAACCAGATAGACCAACCTTAATATCTCGTTGTCTTCTTGATAAAAAATCTGACATTTAATTACCTCTTGGCACTTTCTAGAACGCTAAGAACAATCTCCAGGGTTCCATCTACACTCCCCTGAACCTTAAAAACGTCACCTGTTTCCAAAATTAATCTTCCAGATAATAATGAAGTAGAATCATTTGCTGGAATTGGAGTTTCTTTTACTAACCTTGCATCAACTCCACTTCTGGAGTGTGCTGCAGTAACTGTCTGGGTTGAGGTTCCTGTACCTACATTACTGACCTGAGCAAGCAAAATAATAGAGGCAACTCCAGTTGGAGCAGTATAAATCCCTACATTAGAAGTAGTGACATTATGCCTGATGGTCAAAAATTTATTAAGTGCTATTTGTGCCATATTATCCTAACTGATCCAGGGCAATAATTAGGGGTGTTACTGTATTTAGAAGACTCTGATCGAAGTCCCTACCACTGATTGTTCCTGTAAATTGGTTCACAGAAACACCATCACCAATTCTAAAGTTACCTGCCTGATCTGTGCTGGTATAGACTACCAATCCACCATCTCTAAATACAACTTCATTATCTTGAATTGTTACTCCACCAAGAGCAGGTTTTGCTGTAAAGATGTTAGTTCCAGATCCAACATATTCAAATGAGTGTGATGAAGCAATTTGTAAACTTTGTCTGGTAAAATATGCAGTAGTCCCAGACCCAACTTCAAAATCAAGAACAGTTTTGAGAACAACTGTGCTAACACCAGCAATTGGTAATGATGCACTCTCAATAGAATAATAAATTGGTTGTAAAACAACAGTTCCAGATGCTCCACCAGTTCCACCAACTGAAATGTTTGGTGGATTTTCTATTTCATACTGAGATCCAGTTGCAATAATTGTAAATCCAGTAACTGTTCCATCTAGTGAGACATCAGCAACTGCTTCTGCCCTAATACCAGATGGACCAGTTGGTGCATCAATAGTAACTGTTGGTGGATTGTTTAGATCATATCCAGATCCAGGATTATCCACAATAATAGAATCTACTGTATAGTATAATTTTCCAAAGTACAGTGCCTGACCATCATAAGGTCTGTAAGAACCAATTCCAGAAATTGCAATTGTATCAGTATCTTCTGCTGCAGTAGTGGAAACTTCCCCAGTCATTCTATAAATTGATCCAGAATCTGTACCACCAACACCAATTGAGACTAGACCTTCATTTCCAAATGATGAGTTTGAGTTTGTAATATCACACTGACCACCATTTCCTGTGTAAATTGCAATATCATCACAAATAGTAAATATAGAAACTAACTGTGCATATGCACCATTTGTGATGGTAACACCAATGCCACCCTGGTTATATTGGGTATAGGAGTCAACTGACATTGTGCCAGTAACACCAATGTCATCTTGATCTCCTGGTTCTGCATGGAAACCATCAACTTTCATTCCAATACTATCTGGAATAAAGTTAGTGCAGTTTCTAATATATGGACCCTGAGTGATTGGACCTACACCTGGGGAGAATGAAGGATCATTTTCAACTGAAGTTCCTAATCCAGAATTTCCTGGATAAGTTGTATTGAATCCTACTCCAAGAACTCCTAATCCTTGATCAATAATTGCAGTTACAACACCAACACAAGAATAGATGGCAGATACTACATTGGCACATCCATCAACACTTTGATTTCCATATGCACCATCTGGTTGAATACTTAGGTCTCTTACTTGGAAATACTCATTTTGATAATTTCCATCCCAGACTACATTATTGATACATGATTTTGCAATGCCTGCTGCATAATACATTGCATCAATTGTTTCAGTCTTAACTCCAACAATGTGTTGAAGTGCTCCTGCTTGTGTGTAATATGATTTTCCTGCTCCAACACACTTAGAGTTTCCACCTCTTGTTATGTCATAACAGACTGCTTTGAATACTGATTTAATATCTTCTGCGCATTCTTTGGCAGTTCCAATGCCCATTGAGAATGCACCACCATTATAGTCAGTGCTAGTTAAATATCCTACTGTTTCTTTTGCAATAAAATCAAGATTCATCCTGATCATTCTTGCAGCATCAAAATATCTGAATGATGAAACTCCAACTAATGGTTGGAATGCAATAACTGATGCTCCATTGGACATTCCTGGTCCAACAAAACTTAAATCTGTAACATGAACACCATTGTTCACATGAAACAGATCTTCAGTTGTATTCTGTGGAGTTACCTGACAGTTTCTTAGTTCAGTTCCCTCAACAGATACATTTCTAGGAATAACTACTGGATTATTTTCTGCATAATAACCAGGATAGATCTTGATAGTATCACCAGGAAGTGCTATTGCTGCTGCAGCCTTAATGGTTGCTTTTGCATCTCCTTGGTTTAATCCTGTATTATCATCATCTCCATTAGTATTGACAAATATTGTTTTTCCTACTGATGATCCAGCACCAACTTCAATAACTCTTGTACCTACACCTACAGCACCTTGATCCTGTTTAAGAAAAAGTTTACCATCATACAAGTTGATGGCTAATTCTCCTGCCTGGAGTTGATCTATAGTGGGTTTCTTTGCAGGAACAGAAGACCTTCTTATCCTGATCTTAGGATCTGCCATATATTATAGTGGTATATACCGTACCCCTGATATGTATCAGGATTTCTTTTATTTATTCAAAAGATTCTGACTCAGTTTCAGTTTGTTGCTCTATTTCTTTTTCAAGAGATTTAATTCTTTCATTCAATTCAGAAACTACTGTAGATAAAGCATTTATTTTTGCCTCATATACAATGTTTTGGTTAATTAATTCTGTTACTTTCTTTTGATAGGAAGCAAGTAGTGCATTATAATCTATATCAACCATTAGAATGTTCCAGCATCAACAGTAATATTTTCTAGGAATCTTTCTGATCCTGTGCAAGAAACTAATTGAGATTGTCCAGCACAATCATTGACCCAGATAGATTCAATCTCTATAGCAGCATATGTGTTAATTGTCAACACACTACTAGATTCTGTTACATCTTTTGCTAATACAATTCTTTGAGCACTGTCATCCCAGAATGCAGCAGCTTTCTTTGCACTTCCATCATACCAGTGCATCAATAGACCAACATCAATATTTAAATCTGATGCTGGAACATCAAGAAGACCACCACTATTGATAAGTCCAACCTCAATCAGACTATCTTCAACCTTCATGCTTTCAGCATTCACTTCTACAGTGGTGCCTAATACATAAAGATCACCATTAACAGTTAGGTCATTAGTTGCACTTATGTTTCCAGTAAATGTGGATACTCCAGTAACTGCAAGATTTGATTGGAATCTTACTTCTCCACCAACATCAAGAGCATATCTATCTCCCAAAGCTGGGTTATCAATAATAACACCATCTTGGAATGTTGAAACTCCAGTTACTTTTAGATCATTTGATTCTAATGCATTAGCAATATCTACACTTCCATTAACATCTAGATCAGTTGTTATGGTTGCACCAGCACCAACTATAAGATCTTGAACATATAAATTTCTCCACTGTTTATCTGTGGCACCTAAATCATATGAATTTGTTGTAGATGGACCTACATTAGATGCAAATTCCCCACCAACAATAATATCATCAGTATCATTATCGCCAATGTTAATTGTTCCACCTTTGAATGTTACTTCTCCAACAAAGGTTGAAACTCCAGCAACTTCTAAATTTCCTCCAATATTAACACTCTTTTCTACCCCAATACCACCTTCTACTACAAGTGCACCAGTATCCTTATCTGTAGAATCTGTTACATCCTGGAACTCTACTAACTGAGTAGCAGTTAAGAATCCTACAGTTAAGTTATCAACTTCTAAATTTGTAAATTGATTGGACCAAGATAGTGATCCAGTTCCATCAGTTTTTAGGAATGTGTCATCAATTGGTGTGGGTGGGAAAGTATATTGTACGTTTGCATCCAACCCATTTGGTGCTGCCAAAGTTACATAATTTTCTCCATTGTCTGATGCTTCTAGCAGATTAATACCACCACCAGTAGTGGAAGTTTCTTTTGACCAATACCTAGAAGAACCAAAAAACTTATTATTTGGTGCAGTAATAAGTTCACTGGTAATGGTATTGATACCAAGAGTTATGGTAGTGCCAGTGCCAATGTAAAAATCATAACTATCTGTGGTAAATCCTGGCTCCCCTGCTCTGAAAGTTACCAGTCCAACATTAGCAGCAGGGCCTCTCTTGAATTGTAATACAGCAGAAGCCATAGTTATCCCTAGTTTTTACTATTTATTAAAAGGACCCACCGTCTAAATCTATATTATCTCCTCTGGAAGAATTTGTATCCAAAGCATTAATGAATACTCCAGGAAGACCATCACCAGAAGACGAAGATGATTGTACAGTAGATGCAGCAGAAACTAAAACATCATCAGGATCAATGAAAGTGAATTTGCTTGATGTAGTGTCATATGCAAGAACATAATTAAATGATTCTGATGTAATGCCAGTAGCATTAACATCTATAAGATCTGTTAATCTGTTTGCCACGTTAGTTAAGACCTCTACTTCTGTTGTTGAGTTTAAATTAAGCTCTATCATTAGATGCAGATCCTCTTACTAGAACATTGCCTTCTAGAACTTTTGTCTTAACCCCAGAAACATTAATTGTAAAGAAGTCATAAACATGCCTTCCAACTGGAAGTTCAGTAGTCACTGCATTTGCCAGTTCAATTCTAACAACTCCAGCACTTTCTGGTGGAAGAACTGTTGTACTAAATGCATATCCAACTGGAGATCCATAATGTTTTCTCATTACACAAGAGAATCCATAACCAGTTAAGTTTACCACTGCTCCATCAGTCTTAATCTTGAGGGCAGTGGAAAAGTCAGCACCCTTATCAATAGTAAAATTTACTGCAGATACTGCCATACTACTTACTTTATTTTATTTAGATGATGACCCACTCTGCCCCAGATGGCACAGTAACTGTAACCCCAGAATTAATAAGTATTGGACCAATACTCATGTTATTGTAAGATGCGGAAACTGAGTAATTTGATGAAATTGTACCAAGACTTCTAAAGAAAGGTACACCAGTCAAAGTAATTTCTGCAGAAGAATTGACTCCTCCAGATGTTAAAGGTCCTGCAAAAGATAATGCTCCAGTTCCTGGATTAAATTGGAATGCAGTAGCAGAAGCTCTTACTCTTGGAGTTGCATTGACTCCAGCAGAACTTACAAATACTGGATAGTATGTTCCATTTGAAGTGGTGTTTGTTGCATTAACAACATTAGATGGTCCTGGAGCACCTTGGAAACCTTGGAAACCTTGTGGTCCCTGGGGTCCAATAACACCATCAGTTCCCTGATTTCCATTTATACCCTGGAATCCTTGAGCACCTTGTCTACCTTGATTGCCTTGGTTTCCTTGTGCCCCCTGAGGTCCTCTTGGTCCCTGTGGTCCAATTGGACCAGGAGTTCCAGCACCACCATCAAGTCCTGGTGATCCTTGAGATCCTTGAGGTCCAACTGAACCTTGAGGTCCTAGTCCACCAAGAGCACCCTGAGGTCCTCTAGCACCTTGTGGTCCAATTGGTCCCTGTGGACCTTGGAATCCTTGAGGTCCTTGAACACCTTGAGGTCCAATATTTCCTTGAGGACCATATGGACCTTGAGGACCTTGGCGTCCTTGGGCACCCTGAGGTCCTGCAGATCCCTGTGGTCCAGTTCCTTGAGGTCCAATGGCACCTTGTATGCCTTGATATCCTTGAGCACCTTGTGGACCAATATTTCCTTGTGGTCCTTGGAATCCTTGTGGCCCTTGAACACCTTGAGGACCTCTAGATCCTTGTGGACCAATTTGCCCCTGTGGTCCCGCTAATCCTTGTGAACCCTGAACACCTTGAGGACCTTGGAATCCTTGAGGACCTCTAGATCCTTGAGGTCCTTGTGCACCTTGTGGACCAGTTACATATCCAGCATCAACATAAGAAACTCCATTACAAACATATAAATGTCCATCTGCATTTACAATGTAAGCATCACCTTGAGTTCCACCAGTACAAGCTGGCAAATCTCCCACTGTAGCTACTGCACCTAAGATGTTAATTGCAGTTCCTGGTGCACCTTGAGGACCTTGGAAACCTTGAGGTCCCTGAACACCTTGAGGTCCTCTTAATCCTTGTGGTCCTTGTGGACCAAATCCTTGTGGTCCTTGGATACCTTGAGGACCTAAGAATCCCTGTGGTCCTTGGAAACCTTGGGAACCTTGTACACCCTGGTATCCCTGAACACCTTGAGGTCCTTGTGCACCTTGTGGTCCTTGGAAACCTTGAGCACCTTGGGGTCCAACTGGTCCTTGAGGTCCTTGGAATCCTTGTGGTCCTTGAATTCCTTGAGGACCTTGTGGTCCAATTCTTCCCTGAACACCTTGAGGTCCCTGAACACCTTGTGGTCCTTTTTGGCCAACTTCACCTGGGAGACCTTGAGATCCTTGAGGTCCTTGGAATCCTTGTGGTCCTTGAACACCTTGAGGTCCTCTTAATCCTTGTGGACCAGTATTTCCTTGTGGACCTTGGAATCCTTGAGGTCCAATAAATCCTTGAGGACCTTGGGAACCTTGAGGACCTTGGAAACCTTGTGGTCCCTGAACCCCTTGTGGACCTATTTCTCCTTGAGGACCTTGAACACCTTGAGGTCCAAGATCTCCTTGTGCTCCTTGAGGACCTTGGAATCCCTGTGGACCTTGAATGCCCTGAGGACCTTGTGCACCTTGTGGTCCTGTCCCCTGTGGTCCAATAAATCCTTGTGGTCCTTGGAATCCTTGAGGACCATATCCTTGTGGTCCAATGAATCCTTGTGCACCTTGAGGACCTTGGAATCCTTGAGGACCTCTAGATCCTTGTGGACCTTGGAAACCTTGAGGTCCTTGTGGTCCAATTGGTCCCTGTGGACCTTGATAACCTTGGAAACCTTGAGGTCCAATAAATCCTTGAGGACCTTGGAATCCTTGAGGTCCTTGTGGACCCAATCCACCAGCAACATTAGTCCAAGTAAATCCTGCTCCTGGTCCTAATGATGTTAATACCTTTGGAAATGTTCCTACATCTCCAGCGTAGTTTGCAATATCTCCACTAACTCTTACTGTAGTTACGCCAATATCAACTCCAACAGTTGGATCAGTGCTACCAATTCCAAGTCTTGATGATCCTGGAATGAAAACTAAATGTGTTGGTGCAATGTCAAATGCAGTTACAACACCTGGAGCTCTTTGATCTGTAAATCCAAGATAATATGGATTTAAATCTGCAGGTTCATCTGCAGAAATAGATGCTGTGATGGTAATTGTAGCAACACCTACGCCACCTGGCTCAATTGGTGTTACAGTTACACCAGAACCAACAAAATTTAACTGGGTGACAGATCCAGCTAAACCTACAATATTTCCTTCATCTCTAACAGTAATTCCTCTATCAATAACACCTGGAGGAAGTTGCTGCCAATATCTTCTTCCAGGATCAGTATCTACAGCAACAAGGATATATTGTTGTCCAATAGGTGGATTATCACCAGGGGGATCCCCCAAATTGGGTTCAGCCTGATTTAATCCAAGATATTGGTATCTATCAGCTGTTAATCTATCTTGGGGGGACTTAATTACCCTGCGACTAAGATACTTTGCCATTATTGATTAAGAGTCTCCAGGATGCTTACTGTATATTTCATGTGGTTTGGATCAGATGTAGAAATTCCACTAATGGAAATTGCATCTGTTTTCAGTGCAGTTCTTTCAAGAACAAGTCTTCCCTCAATAAGAACTAAAGCATCATTTGGTGGGACTAAACCACCTTGAATAAGTTCATTGAAGTCTGTAGTAACCCCAGATTGAGATCTATTTGTTCTCTTGTGGGAGAAAGTGACTGTTCCAATGCCAGTTCCAGTATTTGCAACTTGGGCATAAAGTACAATACTTGTATAACCTGTTCTTGTAGTATAAATTTCAGTATTTTCAGTAGTGCTGACAATGCCAGTTACTGTTTTGTATGTATTTAGTGGTTGTTGTGCCATCTAGTTTTTAACCTCCTCCTAGGGCAATGATGAGTGGAGTTGTTTCAGCTTGAAGACTCTTACTGAATGCGGTACCACTGATAGTACCTGTATTTTGGTTGATAGTAATACCTTCACTGATTCTGAAGTTTCCTCCCTGATCTGTACTAGTGAAAGGTACTCTTCCACCATTTGTAGCTACAATTTGATTTTCATCAATTGGTACTGCAGCCTTAGAAGGAATAGCATTAACAATGTCTGTTCCTGTTCCTATATATTCAAATGTAATGCCAGATGCAATAATCTTACTTGCTTGGAAGAAGTTGACTGAAGCACCTGCAGATACTGGATAAGTAATAAACTGATCAAAAGTAACAGTAGTAATTCCAGTTGGATCAACTGGGGTTGAAGAAACTACATTGAAGAATAAATTCTCCATAACAGCAGTTGCTGTTGCAGTAGATCCAATTCCAGGGGTAGCATCTGGGGGTGGTGCAATTGTCACAGTTGGTGGAGACAGGTAACCTGTACCAGAAACTAAGATAGTAATTTCACCAATTGTACCATCTGGATTGACACCATCTTCAAAAATTGTTGCTTCTGCAGCAATAGCATCATCACCAAGTTCAGGTAATGAAAGTTGTACCTCAACTGGTGCACCAACTACATATCCAAATCCAGGACTATCAATTCTGATTGTATTGACAGTAAAGTATTGAGTGTCAATAAATGTAACTTGACCATCATAAGGTCTTTGACCTCTTGGCAATTGTCTTTCTGGAAGTGATCCAGTTCCAAGTCCAATTACACTAGTAATAATTCCTGCACTTGTTGTAATAATACCAACAATTAGAGGACTGTATCCATTCTTATTGGTATCTTTAATTTGGGGGATGCTATTAATTCCACTTTGGTAAGATTCTGGCAGATTTAAGTTTTGAATAACATAAGTTGAAATGCCAGCAAGGTAATTGATTGCTGAAATTTCACCATCTGCAACATATCCTGGAGTGAATCCAGTTGGGACTGGACTACTATCTCCAAGGTAAGAAACTGAATAATCTGCAGAATCTCTATATGCAAGTGCAGTATCAATAGAATTAATATTACTTTGTTGAATTAGATCAAGAGCAAATGTTTCTACAATAATCTTAGTATCTCTCTTACACTTGTCTCTACCTGCTGCCACACCACCATAATCAAATGCTGTTCCTAGACCACCATAAGGACCATCAGTGCTAGTAACAAATCCTACAACCTCATTTGCTAAGAAGTCTGCATTTGCCCTGAGCAAATCAACAGCATCATCATATGCCTGAGTTGCACCTGCACCAACATTAAGGACAAGGCTATCAATGTTATCTCCTTCAGGAGTAACAGTAACAATGCCAACATATTGTAATGGGGTTGTTCCATTTGCCCATAGACCAAAATTACCAAAGGAAGCATTACTATTGTTCATGTCACAGACACCACCTGTGTCATTGTAGACTGCAATGTTACAACAAATTGTGAACAGAGAAACTAACTGTGCATATCCAAAGTTAGTAATTGAAACACCAATTCCATTTTGGTTATATTGAGTGTATGCATCAAGAACCATGGACTTGAATCCACCTGCTCTTGCACCATCAATTCTCATTCCAACACTATCTGGAACAAAGTTTGTGCAGTTCTGAACATATGGTGACTGCCAATTCTTTTCAGTTCCATCTGCATAACCCAATCCAACTGTTGGGAATGAAACCATTGCATTTGGATTTGCTTCACCAACAAAAGATTGTTGTGCAATATAGCAACCTCTTCTTACATGGTATAGATCAGTTTTTGCTTTTGTGGAAACAAGAGTTCTTCTTAGATCTTCTCCAACAACAGCAACTCTTTCTGGAACTTGAATAGGACCATCTTCAACATAAAGACCAGCAAAGACTTTAACTGTGTCTCCTGGTTGTGCAATAGAACATGCTTTCTTAATGGTTAGGAATGCTCCACCTGGAGTATCTCCAACATTACTATCATTGCCATACTTAGCAACAAACCACTCATTACCAACCTTTGCTCCTGGTGGTTGCCAAGTTAATTCTCCTACTGGATTATTAATTTTTGGTGTTTCTGCTAATCCTTCTCCAATAATTGTAGTAACAATTCCAACGCAAGAGTGGATAGCAGAGTAAACATTAGCACAAGCAAATGGATTTGTGTTGCTATCTCCATCTGGAAGAAGTTCAGTGTCTACAACTTGTGCAATGCTTGCGACACCAGTAATAGTTCTGGTTGCTGGAAGTGTACCAAACTCAATTGCCTCAGTTATAATTTGAATAAATACTGTGATTGCAGATGCCTGGGTTGCACAATCTCCAGATACATAAACTCCAGGTAATCCTGACTGATCTCCAACTACAGAATTATCAATATATTGGACTTCAGAAGTATATCCACCAAGAGTAATAGTCTCATTGCGCATGGCTTGAATTGCCATGTCTCTTGCCTGCTGATAAGCATAGATAGACTCTGTTTCTTCTCCAGAGAGATAATCATTGTCTACATAAATCTTTGCTGCATCATATACTTGATCATTTCCACCAAATTCTAAGTTGAAGCACATTGCTTCAAGTACATCAATAATATCATCAATACACTCTTGATTTCCACCTGGGACAGAGAATCCAGAGAAGTTGGCAAGCATTCTACCAACTGCAACCTCAGCAATGAGAACTTTATTTGCAAGAATTAGTCTTGCTGCATCTGCATAAGTTCCATTGAGTGGTGGAGTTTGATAAGACTTTGGAAGTCTTGAGTTATTAATTACATATCTGGCAAGAGTTGAAATGCTGCTGAATCCAACCAAAGTTGCCTGTTTAACATATCCAGTGCTAAATCCTGTTGGAATTACAGCAGAATCATCAAGATATTTTAGAACTGCTCCCTCATAATATGAAAGACCAGCACCAACTGACTTGGAGTTTCCTCCCTTAGAAATGTCAAATGCAATTGCATCAATTAAATATCCAATATCTCTTCTACACTTTACTCTACCAGTAGCAACTCCAACTGCACCATAATCAAAGTCTGGACCATAATAACCAAATGGACCATCAGTGCTGGTAATGAAACCTACAATTTCATTAGCAATGAATTCCTTGTTTCTGACCAGTAGATTTGCAGCATCAAGGAATCTACCAGGAATGTTATATTTTGAAGATAATACAGAGTATGCAAAACCTACATTATTGTCACCATCTACAACTTCACCACCAATTCTTACATCACCTTGAACATCTAAGGTTCTAGTTGCAACATTGGTTCCAATTGCAACTAATGGTTGAATAGTTTTTACGAAATCTGTTCCAAGAGTTCCATATACTTCTTCTGATGTGAAGTACTCAGAAGCAGAAAGGACAGTTCCTGCTATACCTACATCTAATTCTCCAGTTGTGGTAATTCCTAAAACATTCAGATTATCAATTGTTGAGATTCCTACTCTTTCTTCTCCAATGGAAGCAAAGTCAATAGTAGAGATCCCAACTACAGACTCTCCAATAGTTGCAAATCCTACAGTTGCAATACCAGAAAGTAATTGTGAAATTGTACCAATACCAATTGTTGAAACTCCAACAGTTTCTGAATCAATAGTTGCTGTTGTGACACTTGCAATGCCAATTGTGGCAATTCCAGCATATACATCAGTTACAGTTGCAAATCCAACTGTAGCAACTCCGATTGCAGCATCAGTTATAGTTGCAAATCCAACTGTGGCAATACCAGAATATAGGGTGGTGGCAGTAACAAATCCTACAGTTGCAATGCCAATATTGGCATCAGTTACATCTGCTAAAGATATTGTTGCAATACCAATATTGGCATCAGTTACATCTGCTAAAGTTATTGTTGCAATTCCAATTGCAGCATCAGTTATGGTTGCAAATCCAACTGTGGTCAATCCTACTGTGGATTGTAGGACATCTGAATACTCAACTGTTGATATACCAACTATCTCTTCAGCTACAGTAGCAAATCCAACTGTTGATACTCCAACAGTCTCTGCAGAAATATCAGCAACTGCAACTGTTGCAAATCCTGAGATTGTGGCAAAGGTCATGGATGTAAATCCTTGAACCCTTGCGTTCTGTAAAATGTCTAAATTATATTCAGGAACAGTAGAACCAATACCAACAGAACCAAGACCAGTTATAACTACTGATTCTGGAGCAAATACATTGACTTTAAATTTATTGGTTCCAGGATCTTCATCAATACCAATGCCATCAGTTACATATACCTTACCATCTACATCTAATTCAAAATTTGGTGCTGCTACATTAACACCTAGTCTATCCCCAACAGTCAGATTTGTTTCTACATTAGCATCACCAACAACATCTAAACTAAAATCTGCTAGAGTTTTACCTATTGCTACTCTTTTTGTTGTAGAATCAGCATATAATGCTTCTGTTCCTACACCAAGACCTGTTCTAACTACAAAATAGTTTTCTTGTGATGCCATAATCGGGTTCCACTATCCCCCTTTTGATTTATTTATAAGATATGGTATAATAACTTAAGAGAATCAAACATCATGCAAGTAATAGATAACTATTTACCAGAGGAAATTTTCAAACCTATTCAAACAATGATTCTTAGTGATGGATTTCCCTGGTATTGGAATGATGCAAAATCAACTTATGAAAATTATTCATGCAATGATTTAGACAATTTTCAGTTAACTCATAGATTTTATGATCAATATAGCAAATGCAGCACTGCTAATATTGATCAAATTATAGTAAAATTAAACCCACAAGCAATTGTTAGAATTAAAGCAAATTTAAATCCAAAAACAACCAAAATTATAAAATATGGATTTCATGTGGATACTCATATTAATTGCAAGACTGCAATCTATTATTTAAACACTAACAATGGATATACAGAATTTAAAAATGGGGAAAGGGTTGAGAGTGTAGAAAATAGAATGGTGTTTTTTGAGTCCCAGTTAGAGCATACTGGGACATCATGCACAAATCAGAAAAGAAGAGTTGTTATAAATTTTAATTATTTTTAAGAAACTCTCATAATGTATGCAAGAGCATAGTATGGAGGTAAGTTTGCATTGGTTGCAGGTGAACCTTCAGTGGAAATTGTGGTTGTAGTTGATGTTGATGCTGTAGGTTGTGTGTAAGATACATTACCAGATGAAGTACTTAGACTTACTCCATCAACAACTTGTCCTCCACCACCAGAAACACCTTCAGTGCTTGTGCTAACAGATGCTCCTGTCAAGAATGTGCCACTTGCATCTCCACCAGTTAGGGTTGTTGTTGATGATGAAGAGGCAGTGTGATTGTGTGAAACCAAAGTAGCATCTGCACTACCACCAGTTGCTCCTGCAGAAAGTCCTGGATATGTAGTATCTCCAGTTCCACTGCTAGCACCAACAACAAATCTGTTTCTTAAGTTTGGAGTTCCATTTGTTCCATCGCATAGTGCCCAGTTTGAAAGATCTCCAGTCCCAACAGAAGATGCTGCACCAGACCAAAGAATAATTCCACCAACAGGAATTGTTCCATATCCATGAAGTGTTGTTGATGGTGGAACAATTACTTTTCCACCAGCAGAATTCAAGTATAAGTTATCTGATGTGGTAGTAATTGTGGTTGCTGAAGAGACCCCAACTGTAACATTACCAATTGTTGCATCATTATTAACTAAAAGGTTATTTCCAACTGCAACTCCCCCAGAAACTACAACAGCAGCAGTTGTTGAGTTAATTCCTGGTTGAGTGTTTGCAAAAGTTACTATTCCAACAAATTCAGACTCACCTTCAACAGTTAATGATTGTAAGGTGGTTATTGCAGTGGATGCATCTAAAATATCATTTACAATTAAAGTATTAACTTCAAGGGTATCTGCTACTGCAGTATCTTCATCCTCTACTGGAACACCAACTGCAGTTTGATCTCCTGTAATTGCATCAAACTTAGTTCTTCCAATAAAGAACTCCCCATTGCTATTCATGCCAGTGTAAACAACTAGTCCGCCTTGAGAAACTAAAGATTGTGAAGTTAATATCTCATCTTCATTTAGAATTCTATCTTGGTTTGATGGCATACCAGTAGAATAGTTACCAGGACCAAAACCAACATATTCAAATGTATGACCTGATGCTCTAAGAATGGAGTTTCTTCTAAGTTCAATTGGAACTACTGAAATTCTCTTAATTGCAGATCCAGTTAAGTGCGAAGATATTCTGGTTCCTAACTGACCTCTCTTAACATAAATTTCACCACCAGAAACTTTAGTCACCAACATAATTTCAGTATTTACCTGAATTATGTCTCCCTTTTGCAATCCATAAATGCTTGATACTAAGAAGTTAATATCAGATACTGAAATTGCTTGATTTGTTTTTGACTTATATCCATCATAAAGGGCAAAATGTCTTGATGCTAGATTTTCATTTTCAGCATTAGTTTCTTTTGAATTAGATGAAAGACCATATGCATAAACTCTATTTGCAGCTCCAGCATCTCCTCTAACAGTAAATGATGTGATTCCAATCACATTAGAAACTGTGGATATTCCAATAGTTGGATCTGATCCAATTTGGTCATCAAACAATACTTTATTTCCAACTGCAAAATTATGTGGTTGTTGGGTTATAATAGTTGTTGTATTAGTTCCAGAATCATATACTGCTCCATCTGGAGAAGTTTGTAGTTGATATCCTGGACCACCAAATAAGATAACAGATTGCTCTGGAGTCTCTGGAATTCCTAGATTATTATAGTATGTTATAGTATTTGATGTTACTGACTTGATCAAGAAAGTTCCATTATTTCTTGAATTTTCACATCCAAGAATTTGAATAGTGTCTAAATCAGAAGATTCTTGATTTGTAGATGCAACAATAACACTTGCAGTATTTGAAGATCCTGGAATTCCTCTTAATGTTAGGGAATCTCCAACAGTATATCCAGAACCAAAGTTTTGAATTGCAGCAGTAGTTACACTATTTGAAGAAACTGTTATTGTTGCAGTTGCATCTTGCCCAGTTCCTCCACAAAGAGGAATATCATAATAAGTTCCATTTAAAAATCCAGATCCACCAGAACTAATAGTCAATCTCTTAATACCACCTAATCCATGATTTGTTGCAGTTGTTGCTGTACAAACACCAACTGGACTAAATGTTGTTGTGTCTTGATAGGTAGTAATTCCAGTTATTACTTTTCCTAGATTAAAATCTGCTAAGAAAGATGATACAACTTCCTTAGTACTGCTATTCTTAGGGTCATTGACATTTACTACACCAATAATTGATCTAGATGCTTTTGTAATTGTTCCTTCAGGGTCTGAGTTTGGATTATCCTCATCAACCTTTGGATACAATCTTTCAATACTTTGTGATAGTTTGTATGTATCTGTATCAAATGGAGATACAGTTGGAACATTTTTAAATGCATTAACTGTTACATGATAAACTCCATCAGTAATTCCTTCCTCATAAGAAGTGATGGTGTCAATGTCATAAAGTTGATAATCATTTTGTACAGATTTCTGAACAAAATATGGCAAACTATTTCTGTTTGCATCATAGATTGTATAAGGTGGAATTCTATAGTTTGAAGTTTGAGCACAATCTCTTACAGTTAACCAAGATTCTGCAGTAGAAATGCCAACTGTAATTTCTCCAGGATCTCTAGATATTGCATAAGTAAATCTTAATTCATTAACAACTGCTGCAACAGTGAATTCCCCATTATATCCAGTTCCAGTACCAAGACCCACTGGAGCAGGTTCTGCAGAACTCTTTAAGTCATAAACTTTTATAGAATCTCCAACTTTTAAGTTGTGTGGTTTACTCGTTACAATGGTAACAAATCCAGCACTATACCATGCATCAACAATTGCACCATTATTTCTAATTAAGGATAATTCATTGTTTGTAGCAGAAACCAAATCAGTGCTTTCTGCCTGTGGAAGTAAAGAACTTAGAGCATTTGATGCCCTCTCAATAATAAAACCAGAGGTGATGTCAGAAGCAGCTGAAGATTCTTTAGGGATAAAAATTCTAAATCTATATGCTTTATCTTGATTTACTCTACTATCTAAGGTTCTCTTGATGTATGAAAGTGGTGCACTAACTGTGGCAAGATTGCTAAAGAATGAAGTTGCACCAGAACCTACAGAGTTTACTCCAACATACCAATTTTGATTTGCTGAGTCCCACTGAATTGGATGACCAATATCCCCAACATTCTTCTCATTAACAGAACTTCTGAAGACTAGGTTTCCAGTAGCAAAACCTACTTGGTTTTTAATATCTACTACAAAAACATCATTTTCTGCATTATTTACATTATCATATAATTTAATTCCAGTTCCACCAGTTAATCTAACATTATACAGTTTATCATGTTCTATACCATCTGGAAGAACCCCATTTTTTGCAATTATTTTCCCAGAAATTCCAGTAGAAATGCCTGTTATTCCAGATAAAGTAACTATATTGGTTGTGGTGTCAATTGTATTGATATCATATTCAATTTTATATGATGGAGTGATGGGAATTTGATATTCTACGTTAGCTGCTCTATAGTATAAAAGATCTTGATTCTTACCACCTACAGAAAATCCTCTAACTTTATTAGTTGGTGGTGAAAGTAAGTCTGTAAGATCGTTAAAATATACCCTGGTATTTTGATTTGATGCTGCAAGTGAATTTGTTAAAGTGGCATTAAGTTTTTCATATCTAATAACATTATCTGCTGCTGGGAGTTCTTTTGGTTGAAGTATATGAGTGATGTACGCATGATTATCTTTAGATAAAGCGTCTTTTTTATATCTTGATGAAAATAGTGCATTTTGACCAAAATTACTGTTTGAGTTAGTAATTGATTGATCACCACCAATGTCAGCAACAAACTGCTTTGCATATCCAATAGCAAAGATAGAAACACACTGAATGAATGCATCATTAGATGCTTTTATGTGGAAAGTTTCCCATTCAGGTCTATATCTTGCTCTTGATGATTGGTGCAAGAATTTGTCTACACCAAAATTAGTTTGGAATTTATATGCTCCAGAAGTTGCATCATATTCTGCAAATGCTCTATCATCCTTTTGTAGAGAAATTCCAGTAAATTGTGCTGTGACCATGGATCTAAATCCTTTGGCCTTTGATCCATCTGCATGGAGACCATTCATACCATAAACAGACTTCAAACTACAGTTGAAGACGTATGGAGATGCTGAGGAAACAGTATCTGAGATTACTTTTACCGATGCTCCAGTTACACTTGGGTTTAGAGTCTGAGTAGGAACATTAGATAGTAAATATGTAAATTCTGTTTCGCTTGTTACCTGAGCAACAACAAAATTTCCATTATACTCTAGTTCTGAGGTTGGACCTTCAGCCTGAGCTAATCCAGATATGATAATTGGGGTGAATGGTGATAGATTGTGTGGTGATTGAGTCTGAACAGTGATTACAGGAGTTCCGGATACACCATTTCCAGAAATTGCTGATGTAATAATGATAGAACCAGTTCCAAGTTCACCAACAATTCTATTTTCATCTACGTTAGGTTGGAAGTTATCATATCCATCTATGATACTTCTAGATGATTGGGAACCAAATCCCAAACTCAATTTGTAGTAGTAGTTTTCTAAATCTGTGTGACCAGTGCTAGTATTATTTTTTACTATTATATTAGTATCATCTGCATATTCAAACGCAGTAAGTTTATGGTGTGAAAAGTTTGGTACAGTTGTATTTGTTGAATAATTATTATATACTTTTCCAATTGGATCACCATCAAAAATAGTAAATCCAAAGATATAACAAGCACCAGTTAGTTTGAATATTGCTGCTGGATCAATATTGTCATCTACTGGACTTGGAACAAATTTTGGTCTTATCTTTGTCTTTCTTAAATCATGAGCAACAAGAGAAGTTCCCTTTGGTACTATGACCCCACCATCTACACTATTATAAATGTATAATTGGTTTGCAGGATCATTAATATCAAAATTAGTGGAAACGTTAAATTCAGTAATAGTTCTGGTGGCACTATTTACATCCTTTAATACGTTGGAACTATCTACCCAATATCCAGGTCTGTTGTCAATAAAGTGAGTTCCTGGGGAAAGTAAAATGGTGGTTTGGTCAAAAAGATCATTATTAGTTCCAGGAACATAAGAGAATCTTGCAGCTTCAATTAATGCCCTTTGAATGGTTTTAAAAGGTCTTAACCTTGAGTTTCCCCTATTATCAATAGAATCTGAAGCATCTAACTCATTTGGATCAACATATAGGGTATTACCATTGAGATTCTTCAAAAAGTTCTCTAATCTCGCTAAAGGCATTTTAGAGTATCCTTACGTATTTTCTTCTGTCTTATTTATCAATAAATACCATTATCAATCTTTTGTAATTATGGAATTTCGTTCTCCTAAAGAATGTTTGTTGTCACTATATCAAGATAAAGTAAAATCAGATAATGAGCAAATAAAACAAATAGAACAAACTGAATCTGGATTTAGTATCCAATTGCCAGATGGAACAAATTTTGAACTTCCTGCAATACAAGATACCCTAGATTGTTTTACTGACCCAATCAATAAAATAGACACTAGAATAGTCACTCTGAACAATCAAATTGTAGACTTACAAAATTCTATTCTTCAAGTTGGACAGACTGCTAATAGTTGTGGGTGTGGTGGGTCTGTTGGATTTGGGAGCACTGGGGTTCCATTCTTTATTGGGATTAATACAGTAACTGTATACGCAGATTCATTGCTTTGGAGAGGTTGGTCATACACTTCTCCAAATCCATTCTCACAAATCAGTGGAACCTTATCAGTTGGAATAGATTTTGCAATAACATCAGCAGAATATACTATCGGATCAACAACTTATCCAGTAAGAGGATATTTGTATGTTCCTCCAATATTAAGCACGTCTGTTGATGTGATAGTCCTTTATCATGGAACAATCTCAGATACTACAACAACAGTTCTTGAAGCTGCATCAAACTTCATGCAAATTGCAAAAGATAACATTAGACTAAAAGATAAAATTATCTTTAGTGTTGCTTATCCACAAGACGCAATCCCTACAGCAAACTCTCTTGATGGAACTTATGGTGGTGTTGGAAATGCTGGATTCTTATTTGAGGATAATTTGCCATTTGCCAGAGCAGCATTACTCTGGGCAAAAAATTCCTTGAATTCTTATATAGCATCTCAAGGTCTTAATAAGAGTATTAATAGAGTTTTCATGTTTGGACATTCTCAGGGAGGTTCATTGGTCCATAAATTGAACACTTTAGAATCTACTGATGGTGTTATTGCAAATGCTCCAGGTCCAATAAGATTAGATTTAACTTGTCAAAACCAAGAAACTCTAGGATTAGTTGGTGCAGGAAAACCAATAACTTTACAAAATGCTGTTTGTCAGAAGTTATACAATGTCTATGGATCAGCATTTACATCATCTCAATATTTTGACAGATCTGTTCAAGCATACACTACTGGTTTAATATCTCCAACCTTATACATTCAAGGTCAGCAAGATACTACTGGTGCAGGTAGCCAAATTGATTGGATCAACACTTTATTTGCAGATGTGGAATCTCAAGTAGTCAGTGATGGAAAAGGTGGTTTGTTGAAAGTTCAAGGTGGTCATGATGCATTTGTCAACAATCCAATTGCACAACAAGCAATTAGAGACTTTGTAGAATCAACTGGGTCTGATGTAACAACGACTGCAGCAGGAACTGTTGGTCTTGGTACTGAAGATCTAGTTGGACAATCCCTAATTGGAATTTACTATGGTGATGTTGGTGTTGCTAGAACAACTTTGACAATTTGTCCAGGAATTACAACTTGTGATGCATATCCTAGTCAGATTGCAAGTTTACAGGCACAAATTACACCTTTAAGATCTGAGAGAAATTCGTTAATAGGAAAAGTAAATTACCTTAAGAGTGAAAGGAGTAAGTATGAAATAAGAAAATATGGGTTCAACAGACAAAAAGAGGAATTAAATGCAGATATTGCATCTAGCAATGCAGTGCTTAATTTCCTTAACGATCCTGCGAATGAAGAATGGTTATAAAAACCCTAGGGGCAATTTTTACCCAGAATTTTTTTTGCCCCTTTTTTGGAATTAAAAGTCAATTTTGAAATAGGAGTGGGGAGACTTGAACTCCCACGACCTTGATGGTCAACAGATTTTAAGTCTGGTGTGTCTACCTATTCCACCACACTCCCAAAGTGGGAAGAGATCTCTCTCTTCCCTGCACTTCCTTCACACTTGGATAGTATAAGTCAAACCCCTTTGACTGTCAACCATCATAAGCAAGTTCACCTCTGAGTTCTGCAACCTTGGCAGTTGCAAAACACTCCACACAAGTCCAGAAAGTTTCACCACTGACCATGTTCTCACCACAGAAATGGGAGGCAACATCCTCAAGAATGCCATTGAGTTCTTCCAGTTGGTCACGAGTGATTTGCATGGTGGGTACTGTCTTGCTTACCCATCCATCATAGCACTAGGAGCAGCACTCTGCAAGTTTGGTGGACAGTTCAGCAACTGTCTCCTTCAAGGTATCAATTTGCTTTTGCTGTTCTTTGATTGCTTCTACCAGAACAGCAGTTAAATGAGGGTAATCTAAAACTTTATTTCCCTCTGAATTATCTCTGACTAAATCTGGAATGACTTCCTCAACTTCTTGAGCAATCATTCCAATTTCATGCCAACCATAGTCATTTCTATCATATTCAACACCCCTCAAAGTCATTACTTTCTCTAAAGAATTCTCAAGAGGTTTAATATTTTCTTTTAGTCTGATGTCAGATGTTAGTTCTACTGGAACTCCATTTGCAGTAAGACTTCCAACAACATTAAACGTTCCAAAAAATGTTCCTACTGGAGATGCTGCACTCCATGAAGGAGTTCCTTCAAACTTTTTAATGATAGCATCTGCTTTAACTCCAAGGTCTGCTTTCATTCCAAAGGATGAGCTAGCACCAAACTTTAAATGAGATCCAAATGCATTAGAGAGTCCAAAGGCATTATGGGTGCCAATTTGATTGGTCAATCCATTGAGGTTGTTGACTCCAGTTGTCTGAAGAGCAAATGGTTTTGTTGGATCAATGCTTTGCCAAATATCAACAGTTGCTAGTGGTGGAACAAGTGCTGCACCTGCCTGGATACCTTCAGCATCTATACTATTAATGTATGCCATTATAATCCTCCAAATACTACTGTTTCTATTATTTTATCTACAAAATCTCCAAGATTTGTTGGGATCAAAGCTGCCTTTGGTTCTATAATTGTAACCCCACCAGTTCCTTTCATATAAATTGCACCTTTTGATGCAAGTAGGAGTTTATTTCTAGCACCAATAGCAACATTGGCAGCATTAATCTTAACACTATCTGCTGCTTCAATAATAATATTTTGTCCAGATCTAATGACCATTGGTTCATCAGCTGCAGTGCATTCATATCTAATTTCTCTAGCAGCAAGAGTTAAAACACCATTGCCAGCATCAATCTTAATTCCACCACCACCATCTGCAATAACAAATAAACCCTCTTTGGATCTACTTACTATATTATCTCCAGTATCATTTGGTTGACCACTTAACTCAAAACCACCATCCTTGTACAGTTTTAAGTGAGCACCAGATGTAGAATGTAATTCTACCTGTCTTGTTCTTTCCTTAGATACAGACTCTCCAATGAAAAGAGTTCCATCTTTGGGATCACTAATTACAAATCCTGTTACTTCTTTTTCTTCAGGTTTTTTGGGTGTTGCCATTATCTATCAGCACAAAGAATAACTTTTCTTACTGGTTGTCTATCCTCTGGGATTTCACCAACCTCTACAAACTTCAGAACAGGAACTAATATTGCACCTGATCCTGTTGTAGTATTTATTGCCAACTCAGGAACAGTTCTTATGACACCTGCATTTATGATTCTAGTGTCTACTATTCTACCATCAGGATCTACTACTGGATAAATTTCAACTCCACTATCACAATAGATGTTATAAATTAAGTCCTCCTCAGTATATCCAATTCCAGTATTGATGATGATAACATCAGAAATATATGCAGTATATTCTTTACCATCATCTCCAACTGGATTAACAAAGCAGATATCATCTCCCTCAGCATCACTTGTAGGACCAAGATAGTCCATACCATTGCTAACCATGTAGACAGAATCTATTCCACCAGTTGTGGGATTTAAAATTGCATTGCCTCGTGCACCACCTCCAGTATTACAGGCATCTTCAAATGAAACATATGGTGCTGTTGTATAATCTGCCCCAGGATCCTTAATGTTTACTCCCATCACCTGACCAAGAACGTCAACAACAACTGCTCCAGTTCCACCACCTCCACCAAATCCACCAAAGAATGTTACCTTTGGTAGACCACAATTTAAAGTAGTTCCATCACAGTCAAAGTATGCAGCAAATTCATCCTTACTTACTCCTAATGCAGCAAGAACATCATCACTAGGATCTCCTCCACTATTTTGTCCCAACCAACTTGAGAATTGTTGTGTTCCATCTGAGAAAAGATTCCTCACCCCTTGTGCTGGTGAATAATTAAGAATCTTTTGGAAGTTTACTGCACCCTTAGGAACATATCCTTTATTCATCTCATAATCAAACTGTTTCTTACACTTATTGTCTTCACATGTGAAGAATGAAAGAACAGTTTTTGCATATCCAATTGCTTGTGAAATATATCCTGAAATTTGACCAACACCCTCACCAATAACTGAGGTTAATTCTTGTAGTGCTGGACCAATAGCATTTGCAATTTCATTTCCAATGGTTTGCATCATGCTTCCAATGAATGATTCTACTGCACAGAGGGGGACACTCACAACCTTCCCTACCATTTGTCCAATAAAATCAAAAACAAATTTTCCTATTTTCTTTAAAATGTTCTGGAATAAACACCAGATACCATCTACAGCTTTGTCAACTGCTAATTTCTTGGCAAGAATAGCATCTTTTGGGAGAAGTTTTTCAATAACATCCTTAAGACCTCTGTATATCTTTTCTATAATATAATCTCTTGCAATTTTTGTATACTCAGATAGACCATCAGAAATTGCAGTTGTAACTTCCTGTATCAAATCTGGAAGATTTTGAACATAATTTAAAGTTGGATTTACATAGATGTTAATGTAATTTTGAACTGTGTTTAGATAGTAAATAAATTTTCTAAGTGCCTTAGCAATTTTGGATACAGTATCAGTTCCTTCCTTACATTGTGGAACAATTGTTACAACTGGTGCTGATCCTGGTGCACTTGCTGCTTGCTTTTTACTTTCCTTATTGTCAGCAGTTCTACCTGATGCTAATGGAACTCCAGAATCTGGCGTTTTTCCAATTTTTGGTTGACTAGATGGATTTATTATAGTATCTCCTGGTTTGAATGGTTTGAATCCATCAGTTCCTTTATCAAATGTATTTGAATGCTCAATAGATGATCCAGAGAACAATGCCCCAATGATGACAGGTTGTTGACCATCATCACCATCCATAAAGAATCCAATGACAGTTTCAGATCCTCTAGGGTTGAAACTAATTCCAGCACCACCTTCCCCAGCACCAAAGTTTAGTGGTACTAAGACATGTGCCCATGGAAGATCCTCATCTTTTACAACTGAAGATGAGGATGGGTGGTGACCTATGATTCTAACCTTTGCCCTATATCCATTCTCAGTATTCTTATACTTGGTAACGATTCCAGTAAACCATCTAAAGGAATCTTTACCAATAAAGTTTGGATTAATTAGGGATTGTTCTATTAGCATTAGTCTTCGTATACTCTACACTCTAATGCATCTGGATTGGCATCACAGTATAGTTCTAGTGGTGTTGGATCATGACTATCCTCTGGATGATTCTCATGATATGTTTCCAACTGTCCCAATTCATCCTCAATATGCCTTCTTCTTTGGGAAGAAATCATTGGGTTCTGCAGTTCTTCTTTGTCCCTATTAATGTGATCTTCTATGTTTTTCATTTTCTTCCTCCATAAGAGTCTCTGATTAATTCTAGTCCAGTAAGTCCTTTATTGCCAAACTCATGTTTTAGTTTACTTATAATATATTTACCAGACTTTCTATTATCTTTTTCCTCACTCTCCTTTGATATCTTCCCAAACTTGACCTCAACTACATCTCCTACTGTCAATGCTAAGTTTAAAGGTACTGTAATATTTAACGCTTGACTGAACAATAAATTGTATCTTGTCACAGCCTGTGCCTGATACTCCATTCTCTTATCTGCTGCTTGGAGTTTCCCAGACTTATCCATCTGTCCACTATCAAGCATACTAACCATCAATCTTGATGGACTATCTTCTAATCCTTCTGGTATTACTGGAGCATTATCACTATTACTAGAGTGATTCATTATCTGATAACTATCCTTTAACTTGTATACATTTGAATAGAATTTTCTAGTGTTGGTATCAAAGAAATAGTTTACACTAGCATACATTCCAATTTTTAAATTGTCAATGACACTAGAGTTCTTTCTGAAAACTGGTGGAGAAGTTATCTTAAAGTTTGCTTGTGAATCTGCAGGTCCTGAAAGTACTTCTCTGTAACTGTAAGTTGCTTTTGATTGTCTTCCTTCAGCAAATAAAGAATCTACACTTTTAAAATTATATCCATTTTGATTCTCAAAGAACATATATCCTGCAGTTCCAACCTCATTACCAGACTTTCCAATAGGTGGAATTCCTTTAGGACATAACCATCCCAATACTGTGAATGGTTTTCTAGCATTACCCATGAATGAGTATTTGTTAGATGTCTTTTCTATGTTGCTATCTTGATATCTAGTTGTCCCTAATTCTTTCTGTAGAATCTTGGTTACAGAATTATCTATTGTGTTATCATATCTTCTGAATACTCTAGTAGTTTCATTGGTAAAAAACTCTAGTGGAACTAAATCCAAAACAAATAATTCTCTAGTGGACTCTGTAGTTGAGTTTACAATGTTTCCAATGTAATAAGTATTTCTATTCTCATCTGTAAGATTTATCTTTAACTTTGTAGCATCTTGTGATATAACCAGTCTGACTTTTTCTCCACCAGCAATCTTTGCCAAGAATCCAGAGGTGTTAGTTATGACAAGGGACACCAATGACATTGGTGAGGTTATGTTTTCACTATAAGATATTGAAACAACAGATTCTGTCAGGTCTTGAAACCCATCTTTAGTTTCTATAAGAAACTCTTGAATTTTGTAATTGTAATATGATGCCATTAACCTAGTACACTATAGTATAACATCTTTAACAATTTCTTATCTGCATCATCTTGAATATTTATTGACATTGGTGATGAGGATTGGGATTGTGATGCCTGTGGTAGGGTAACTGGCATTGGAACTTCTATAACTTCTGGTGGCATTTCTGCCATTGCCATTTGATAAACCTTAGATTTATTTAAAATTGCATTTAGTATATCTGGAGAAACATTTTCTAAAGGATCCCCACCACTTTGTGTGTGTTGATTGTCTACTGGCAAGACTGCTTCTTTTCCATGGAGTAAAGCAAAGTATCCACCCTTTGGTCCAGAAAGAATGTTTCCTCCATGAGATCCTTCTGACTCATAAAATTCATTTAAAAGTGCTCTTACTCTCTTTGATCCATTGTATTCAGTTGGTCCAATAGGACCAGAACCATTCCACTGATGCCCAGGAACGTCAAAAGCACGTCCCTCATAGTGAGCAGATCCTGCAGTATGACCAGAACTAACATTCATTTCAGTAACTTCTATATTCTTGCTCTTCAAATATGCTGCTGCTCTTTGCATAGTATCTCTATCTTTAAAGGCAACATGGTCATGATAATTACCAACTGTTCCATGTGCTGGATCATATGCAGGACTTGATGGATCTCCAGTTAAGTATTGTGAAAAGGATGCTTTCTGAGTAAACTCATAACCAGCACCATTAATTGGAGTAGATCCTGCACCTCTAGCCTCAACTCTTGCAGCCTCTAATTTTACATCTTCTGGTGACATAAAGAGACCCTTGGTAAATTCTTTAGAGAACTCTTCAAACTTAACCAAAGCTGTACTGTAACTGTCTAAAGTTTTTGTGAATGTTAAATTTCCCTTTGCCTCAGCTAATTTTTTCTCTTTCTCTGTTTGAGTTTTTAATCTATTCTTTTCAATTTCCTTATCACTTGCACCAATTAAATCTCTTGTTAGATTAGTCAGATCTAATGCAAATGATGCTATTGATGCAAGACCAGCTAATGGCAATCCAACACCAGTTGCAGCAGATGCAGCTGCAAATGCATCTAAAGATGCTCCTGCTCCTGAGATAGCTGCTCCAGTAACATCACCCTCAGATGCTCTAATTGCAGCATCAGCAGCACCAACAACTGCACCAACTCCAGGAACAATTGATGCACCAAACCTACCAAATGCTCTTGCTGCTCTACCCCCTTTAGTTGCAGTGCTTACTACATCACCAGTTTGTCTGGATCTTTTTAGTGCATCTTTTCCAAATCTATTCTTAAATGCTCTGTCTCCAAATCTCTGTCTATATCTGTTTTGTGCACTAGTGGATACTCTTCTTCCAGTGACATCAAATCCTCTTTGTGGTTTGGGACCTCTGCCAAAAAATCCTTGAATTGCACCACCAGCAAGACCAAGTAATCCTGGTGCCATTAATGCACCAGCAGCAACCATTCCTGGGGAAAGTGCTCCTAGCAAATCTCCCTCTAATAATTTTTCTAAAGAATTGAGTCCTGCAAGGGCAGCAATTTGAAACAAAGGATCACCACTCTTAGAGAAGAATGATCCTTTAAATTTTGGAACCTTTAATTTTTCTTTTGTTGTCTTTTTAGTTTTCTTTTGATATGCCCTATCCTTCTCTTTCTGTATAGAATCTAATCTATTTTTGTATCTATTCAAGACAGACAGTTGTGTCTTTCTTTGATAGATACCCTTCTCAAAAGTCTTCCTTAATTTAGTAGAAGTTTTTCTTGCTTCAGTGGATACCTTAACTAAGTTGTTGACCTTAGATACCCTAGCAACAATCTTGGGTTGTGGTTTTGGTGCTTCTAGTAGTTTTTGTGCGTCCATTTATCAACCTACATCTACAATGTTCCATTGAGTTCTGTACAGTTGCCCAATTATATCATTTGAATTATTTGGATCCACAAAATCATCATTACTTCCACCATCAAGGTTCACAGAACCAGGACTACCAGAACTTGTTGGAGTTGGAATCATGCTAACAAGAACTCCTCTTGATGGTGGTGCAGTAGAACTAACATCTACTCTCTTTTGCTTTGATGTATATCCACCTCTCTCATTGCCACCTTGAATACTTTCAAATGCTTTTCTGCTTGCCTTTAAATCTTCCTCTGTTACTTTTGTGTTTGTTGTCCAAGCACCCCAACCTGAACTTCTAAGTATTGCCAATGCAGCTTGAGCATTTGTAACTGGATCAAACAAATCTTCATTGCTTGATAGATTGAATCTTTTTCTTCTTTCAGCACCAAGCATATATCCTGGTTCATCAAGCATGTTGATTTGCCATAACCCATAAGAGTTATCTGGATATCTTGGATTATGTTTCTTAGATCCTCCTCCAGATTCATATTTTGCTATTGCTGCCAATCTTATTGCTTCTTCATCTGTAGCACCAACCTTCTTGAGTAATTCTATTCTTCCTTTCATATCAAAATATTCTCCCTCAACAGTTCCCCTGGTCTCCATGTTCATTTCTACTGGGTCACCACTAATCGGACCTCCAGTGGTTTGATCTGTAGTGCTACCAGTTCCTCCCCCACCACCAGAAGAAGATCTTTTACCCATCATATGATCTATCATCTTTTCAAACTTTTGATTTAAATTTTGGAATCTCTTTAAATCATCTTGGGTAATTGCAGCATATCCACCAGCAGCAAGTGCTTTCTCTTGTGCTTCTAGCTCATCTAACCTATCCTGACTATCACCTCCAGTTTCTTGGGATCCCATAAAGGCACTTCCCAAAGATAATGCACCTGCACCAAGAGTCATTAGTGCACCAAACTTACCAATTCCACCCATCCTAGGAGTTCTTCCCCTTGGTCCTCTCATGGGCATCCCACCTCTTCTACCAAAGGCAGCTCTACCAAACCCTTTAAGAAGTGATTTCAGAATTGTGCCAGCAATCATCATTCCAATTTGTGGAACAAAGGTAATACCAATTCCCATCAAAGATCCAATGACCTTTGTTAGATCTCCATTGATGATGCCATCCAGTAAATTAAATGCAGCAAGCCCTCTTATTGCACCTCCAACTCCAGAGAAAAATCCACCAACAAATGGTTTAATTATTTCTTTAAGACTTCTCTTATCATCACCAAGATTTTTCTTTGGAAGTCTTCTTTCTCTATTGGCAATCCTCTTTCTATAATCTTCAATCTCTTTCTTATTCTTTGCTTTTGTCTGAGCATAATCCTCTTGGATTACCTCAGTAATTTTATCTAAATTATTGTTGACAACTTCCAAGTCTAAAGTAAGTCTTCCTAAAGAAGATATTACTTTCTTACTTGGAGATGCTACAGTCTCACCCTCTTGCTCCTGTGTTATTGGAGCAGATATTTTATCTGCTACTTCTTTTGGAATAGGTCTCTTGGGAATAATCCCAGTCATCCTATTGACCTTTACTGATATCTTCTTTCCAGGTCTAAGAGTAGAAGGTGGAGATATAAATGACTGTGCTTTTTCTCTTTGTGCTTTTCTCTGTTCTGTTATTTCTCTTACTCTAGATTCTATAGCAGCTTGTTCTATTTTCCTATTTGTCTCTTCCCTGAATGGACCTTCTAGGTATTCTTCTACCAACCATTCTTGATATGCTTGTAGATTAGAGTAACCTCCATCCTTTCCACGCTGATCCACCTGAGGATATCCTCTAGGATCTTTCTTCATGTTTGCAATTAATCTATCAGCATCTGCTGATGTTATGCGAACAAAAGATGAATACTGTATGCCAGCACTATCTGTACCACCAGTTAATTTAGCCTTGAGTCTGCTCCAAAGAGCGTCAGAAACCTTACCTTTATACCAAGGTTGTTGTGAGTCTAGTGTTCCCTTTGGTGGTTCAGTACGATTCATCTATTTGCCTTGGCTGCTTTTTCTTCCTCTTCTTTAATATAGTTTTCTAATAAAGTGAGATAGATTTCTCTTTCCCAAGGAATCATATTTTCAATCTCTGTCAATGAATATTTATGGTGCTGCATCAAGGCAAAGTTTATTCTGTAGTATGCCTCAAGGTCTTCATGACCAAGGACTAACCGAAAAAACTTGAGAGACCCTCCAGAACAATTTCATTATCCTTTCCAGTTACTGGATTGGTTACTGTCATAGTGTGAGTTAATTTTGGCATGGTGTTGAAGAAGTTTTCAACCTGCTTAAATTGTGATGAGTCAAAAGTTTGTAACCACTCAACAAGTTCTTTCTTTGTAACATCACTAGCAGACCATGATTCATCTTTGGTGTATACCATGTCAACACATGATGCCACAATGTCAAAGGATCTATCAATAGTTTCTCTACTATCATTAGTTTCAAAATTGAAGTTATTGTCAATGAACTCCTGCAGAGAAGGATACTTCATCTTCAGGACGATCTGATCATCAACTTTAATCTCTGAGGTATGTTCCTCAGGGAACTTAACCTCAATCTCTCTAATATCTACTGTACAATCTACCTGAGTTACTCCATCATCAGGACATGTAACTAAAAGTTCTACTGCCTCACCAACTGACTTTGCTCTAATGTTGAGAAACAGATATTCAATATCAAAACTTGGAAGAGTATCAATCTTAACTCCTCTTGTCAAGATACAATCTTTTAGGACTGTCTTGACTGCTCTAGTGATCTCAGATGACTCACCACTTTCCATGGCAAGGATCAATACCTTTTCTTCCTTGACCAAGAAAGGTCTATATGTAATTTTCTTTTTGTTTGAAGGTAGAATCAACTCATAAGTTGGAGTTGCAATCTTAGGTAAAGGCATAATGTCCTATAGATGTTTCAGTGTGATTATTTATCCAGCAATTCACGTTGTCTTTGGTATGTACTTAGGAGATCATTAGATGAATCACTCTTAAATCTACCTGGAACATTTTCTGCTCCACCAAAGGATTGTTCAAATCCTTGTGTATATGCTCTAGCATATTCTTCTGGACTTAGGAGACTTCCTCTTATTGGATTATCTGAATTAGTAGAAGAAAGTGGTGTTTCTACAGGATCTACTCCTGGACCAGATACTCTTCCACCACCTGTTGGGTTGTTATTAAACCTATCAGATTTATAATTATAAACATCATACTGAAATGTAACTGTTGTCTTTAGAATAGATGTCCCTTCATAAGAAACAGGAATGGATATTAAGTTAGATGGCCAAGCATTTCTTAGAGTATAAGTAACAGATTTTTTTGGTGCTGTACCAGCCTGTGTGGTCAACCTCTTGCCTGGAGAATGGAATTCTCTTTCAAATTTTGTTATTAAAACTTCCTTTCTATATTGTGTTGGATATTTGTGTTCTACATAAGAATCTCCAATTTCTCCACGATTCTCAGAAATATAATCTATCCAAGACTGAAAATAATTTATAACTTTATAATCTTTATCAACATAAAAACTTACATCTACTGGAGGATAAGATCTTCTTGTTGGGTAATACTCTGTTCTGCCTTGTCTATCACCATATACAGTTCCTAATTCATATGATGTTCCTGGGAGAACTGCTTCATATGCCATAAAGTTGACATCTGTATTGGTAGATCCACCACCAGACCATCCTATCCAAACATCAAATGTGTTTGTAAGTGCAGGTTTGAATTTTTTTACCAGACTATCAGTTGTGTAATATAGGTTTGTGTATGGATTAACTGACATCTAAATAGTGAGAGTGTTCCTATATTATGTATGAGCTATAAAGGAAGATTTAAACCATCCTTCCCAGAAAAATATATTGGAGACCCAAACAATGTAATCTACAGGTCTCTGTGGGAATTGAAGTTCATGAATTACTGTGACAGAAATGAGAATATATTGAAGTGGTCTAGTGAAGAGATATGGATTCCATACCTATCACCACTAGATAATAGAATACACAAATACTTTCCAGACTTTTACATTAAGTATGTTGATAAAAACAAAGTCACCAAAGAAAGTTTAATTGAAGTGAAACCAAAGAGACAAGTTAATGGTCCCAAAACTGGTAAGAGAGTGACCAAGAAACAACTTGTTGAAGTTAGAGAGTATGCAAAGAATCAAGCAAAGTGGAAAGCAGCAAAGGAATTCTGTGCTGATAGAAGATGGGATTTTCAAATATTGACGGAGGATAACCTTGGCGTATAAAACAATCTTTGAACAAGTCAAAGAGTATGCCCCATCAAATCCAACAAGAGAATGGTACAGAACAGAAGTGTTTGGTGCCAAGACCATTCAATATGAGAATGATCCTACAGCATTAATAAGAGAAGAACAATCAGATGATGCAGGTGATGTTCTTCAAAGAGATACAAATGTAATGAGGGTTTATCCCAGAATCTTTAGCCTAATGCTCTATGGATATAAAGCAAAGTATAGAGAAGAACTTCCATTCTATGATAAGTATCCACTAGCATTTGTCTTGGATGTACAACCCAAGTCCTTCTTTGCTATAAATCTACATTACTATACACCATCACAAAGAATAGGAATAGTTCAAAATTTAGCAGAAAATAAGATTCCAAGATTTGAAAAAGGAGCACATAAATATTTACTATCAGAGGTAAGAACTCCTTATCTACATCTTGCTCAACAAGAATGGGAAACCATATGCATTTTACCACTAGAAGAATTTGTTATGGACTTGGGTGGAGTAGAAGTACCAATTCCATCAAATAAGGTGTGGGGTAGATAAATGGGAATAGTCAGCGGAGACAAAGGTGTAGGTGGAGGATGGTATCAGGATCCAGATAATCCAGATATCTATAGATCTTACATAAATCAAAAGGCTGCTGGAAGTTCAGGAGTTAGGGATTACATATATGAATTTAATATTAGAACTGGAAGTTCAAATGTTTTAACAAATGCTGCTACAAGATCTTCTATTTGGACTACAAATGGTAGCGATGGGAAGCAAGCAAATGTAAACAGTGATCTAATAAAAGAGTATAAAGAATCATTTGGATTAGATGTAACTGCATTAAGAAAAATAGATCAATATTATGCTGAATCTGCTGTAGATAAATTTGCTACAGGACCACAGAAAGAACGATTAAATAAATTAGGAAGATTCAATACAGAACAAGAAACCCCATCCCCATCTCCTAATGGTGGAGGCAACCCAGATGCTGGAGGAGCTAATACAAGACAACCTACATCAGAATCAGGTGCAAAGTTTCCCTTTGGTTCTTTAAGAACTGTAAACAACTTTAATAAAGGTGACACTGGATATCAAAACTTTAAGTATCCAACCACTATAGAGAGTGGGCAAGATTATATGATAATCAATATATTTAATTATAAGGTTGCAGATATATTTGGTTCTGGTGGTGTTGCTAATATAAGTCCTGGAGCATTTTTAGAAGGGCAAAGTTTATCCTCTAGACAGTTTAACGAGCTTAAAGAATCTCTGGCAAATATAAGACTCCCTGTTCCAAATAATATAATGGAAGCAAACCAAACAAAATGGGGATCTAAAGAACTAAACAATCTTGCTGCTGGTTTATTGGCTGGTGCTACTGGAACAGTGGCAGGTGTTGCAGAAACAGATTTTATGACTGCTAGAGAATATACTAGGGACACAGTTAAAAGTATTCTAGAAGGAAACACCCCAGGAAAAACTCTCATAAAACAAAAATTAACTTTAGGTGCTGCATCAACTTTAATCAATAAACTTGGAGTTAAAGTTGATGCTGAAGCATTTAGGGCAAGAGCAACTGGAACAGTAGTCAATCCAAATCTAGAATTACTTTTCAATGGACCTGCGTTGAGAGCATTCCAATTCCAATATAAACTAACACCAAGAAGTTTAGAAGAAGCAAAGCAAATAAGAGGAATAATAAAAACATTCAAGAAAGCAATGGCTCCTAAAAGAGGAACTGCTACAGAGGATGCTTTTTTCCTTGGTGCACCTAATGTGTTTCAACTTAAATTCATGAGGGGAACTGGAGAAAATAAATATCTCCCATCAATTAAAACTTGTGCACTAACAAACTTCTCTGCAAACTATACTGCTGATGGATTCTATTCTGCATACTATGATGGACAACCAATCTCAATTGATATTGTCTTACAGTTTGCTGAACTGACTCCTATATACAATGATCATTATACAATTGATACTGATAGTGTTGGATTTAGGGCAGACTTAAATGAGTTAGAGAAGTCAACAACTGCCCCAGTAACAAGTGAACCTGCAGCAGAACCACCTGCAGACCCAGGACCCTCAAGAGGTGGAACATCAGGGGCAGTTGCTCCAGCTACAAGAATATTCCAACCAGGAGGACCAACAGCAATTCCTGGAGATCCTGGAACACCACAACCAGGATCAGGAAGACCTGGATCAGAACCTGTGTACACAGGAGGAGTAAGAGGAATTTAAATTATGTCATACTTCAGAAACTTTTCAGACTTCTTATACCAGTCTCCCCTATCATCAAGAACATCATCTTCTGATTATATCAGAGTAAAAAATATATTTCGTAGAGCAAAGATCAGAGATGATATCTTCCAAGCAGCAGTAGCATTTGATAAGTATCAAATTGTTGGTGAGGAAAGACCTGATCAAATTGCAGAAAAGATTTATGGAAGTCCTCAATATGATTGGGTAGTTTTACTTTCAAATAATATTATTAACTTAAGAGAAGAATGGCCTCTTTCTGACAGTGAATTTAATAACTACATTGCAACTAAGTATACAGCAGATGAGTTAGGTGAAGTCCATCATTATGAAACAGTTCAGCATCTTGATACCAGGGGAAAAATGATTGTACCTGCTGGAAAAATTGTTGACTCAGACTTTAGTGTAACTTATTTTGATTATGAAGTGGAGCAGCAGAATGTATTAAGTGTTCCATACACATTTGATTCAAGTACAACCACATTTGATTCTACCACTGTAAGATTTGATATGGAAGAACAGATTGAAACTATTCAGGGAACTGCATATACAATTAATCCAGTTAAAGCAATCAGTGTTTATGATCATGAAATTGCTAGAAATGAAGAGAAGAGAAACATTTATGTTCTGAAGAGAAGATATCTCCAGACAATCATTGATGACTTTGAAGATATTATGAACTATGGATTCTCTTCTCAGTATGTAGATAGGACAACAAAAAGGGGAGACAACTTAAGAGTCATCTCCCCAAGGTAATCATTCTTCTGCCAGTCTCTGGAAGTAACTCAGAGCATCATCTTCATCTTCATCAGAAGAGGATGAACTTGCCTGATAGCTGGTCCCACCATACTTTCCCTCAGAAACTTCTTCCCTAGAAGGAACAGGACCACGATCCTCTTCTTCATCTTCAAAGGATTCATCAACCTTGGGTGCAGCTTTCTGACCAAGGACAGACTTCAGACGATTATCAAGTTGTTCATAGGACTTGAACTTGTCTGCATTAACAAAGTCCTCAAGAGAGTATGCTTTCTTCCAGATTCCCTCTAGAACATCATCATCAAAGTCACCAAGAGTAGAGGTTGATTCAAACTCAGAACTATCATAGTTCCAATAACCAGCAACCTTCTTGATCTTCACCTTGAAGTTTGCACCATTCCAAAAATCAAAGGGATCAATTGGAGTCTCATCATCAAACTCAGGTTGCATAGCAGCAGAGATCTTGTCAAAGATCTTCTTGCCATACTTGAACAGGAATACTTTACCCTCATTCTCAGGGTGTGCTTTATCACTCACAACATAGATGTTGGAGTAGTAAGAGAGTTTACGCTTCCTTTGACGTACAATCTCTTGGTTTGCTTTGCTACCAGTGTTCCACAACTCACGGTTTGCTTCACACACTGGGCAACTCTGACCAACAGTGGTCAGACAGTTATCAATAAACCATCCACCATTTCCTTGGAAGGCATGAGTATAAACTTTTGCCCAAGGAAGCTCCTCATTAGCAGGAGCAGGGAGGAAACGAATAACTGCAAATCCATTGCCTGCTTTATCTACTTCAGGTTTCCAGATGCGCTCATCAGCACCACCTGAACCTGAGGTATTCATCTTCTCCACTTCTTGAACCAGTTTAGAAGTCAGAGAACCAAGCTTGGATTTCTTTTTAAGGTCTGCAAAAGACATTAGATTACCTCGGATTGAAAGGATTGTTTGGATTGGATCTGATTGATCACAGGACTATCATACCCTGAGGAGACAGTCCTGTCAAGGTATTTATCTTTCTCTTATTGCAGTTTTCCTGAGACCATCAACTGTAGCCTTCATGGTTTTGAATACCTCATGGATGTCAGGGGTATCACCAAACCCTAGTAGTTGAGCAGAGTCTCTCATCTGCTGCTTCATTTGGAGTGCCTCTGGATCATCAGACAAGCAGAGTCTGGTGTAGATAATCTCCTGCTTCTCCAAAAGTTTCTCTAGCAAATCAATGTGTGCTAGTTTTTCTGCAGTTGTCATTGCAAAGAAAGCAGGCAACTCCTTAACAATCTGTCTCTGAATTTCAGAGATAGATTTCATATCTTCTTTAACCATGTCTGAATCAAAAAAAGACATTATTAACCTCCTACAACAGTACTCTTTAAAATTTTTCTGTACTTGAATATATCAATATTTAGAAATGGGGAATATTTCTTGAGTTTCATAGAGACAGATTCCCAAATAGGATCCAAAAGTTTCTTGTCAAAATTACTCCCGAACAGGAATATTCTATCATAGATCACTAGTGTTTCCATAGAAATTTTCCCGCTCAGGAACTTTTTTAAAATGATTGGGTGACCTTTAGTACAATCAAATACATCATCCACTTTGTATTCTGAGAATAATTCCTCAGACTCTTGTGTAAAAATGTACTGTAGACTTTGCTGTCTCTTGTTCCACTCTTGATAGTAAGTATCCCCTGACCTAATTACACTACCAATCCATAAACTGTTTGGATCATCTGCAGCTACAAAATTAGCGATGAAGAAGTTTTTAATTTCCTCATCGCTCTTTTGTCTACTAAGTTTTTCAAACCAGTACTTGTCCTTTCTTTTATTGAAGGTTGCTACTGATGCCCTAGACTTACCTGCATACTTATGATAATCATACTTCTCTTTACTAAAGTGATTCTTCAGTGCAAGGTATTGCTTGTAAGCATCAAAGGGTGTCATATAACAAGTTTTGCTCTAGATGTTCTCTTCAAGAAATTCAAATTAATAGCATCACACTTAAGTTTTTCTTTGAGTGGTTTGCTAACTAACTTACCTACAGATTCTACCTCAATATTGTTCTGTTCGCAATAGTAGATGATAGCATCAATGTAGTTCATGTCTTTGTTGACTTTGACAATCTCTTCAATGATCTGAGAAAACTTTGCTTGACACAAAAACTTTGATTCTAGTGCAGACTTTAATTTACTTTCCATATTCTTTTAGTTTTGATTCTATAAAATCCTTAATGTAATGTGTCAGAAGTTTCATGTACTTGAGTTTATCATACTCCTCATAAACAACGCAATCCCCATCTTCACATGCCATTAGAATAACTAGTTTCTTAACAGGAATACCAGTGAGTTCATAGAACATGCAAGCATATGCTGCTGCCTGAACAAAATAATGTTCAATCCATTCTCTGGGTTTTGCTTTCTTTGAAGTCTTAAAGTCTATTACTGATAGTTCACCATTATACTCAGCAATGCAGTCTACTGTACCTGCTATGCCTAACTGCTGACTGTATAATGAAGATTCAAGTGCATAGATATTATTTATCTTTTTTAATTCTGGAGTAATAATTCTAAAAAGATGCTTTGCAATTAAAGACTTCTCAGGAATCAAAGGCATGTTAAGAAGGTAATGCTCAACCAGACTGTGGAGATCAGTGCCTCTACTAGTTGCCTGTTTGTTTACCCTATTAGCCTCTTCTTCTCCAACTCTTTTTCTCCAGTCTTCAAAGATATGTTTATTGTGGTGACTGGTGACAGAAGTAATGGAGACAAGTTTTACTAACTCATCTCCATCAGGGATTTTGTAGTATCTTACACCATCAATAGTCTCCCTATCTAACTTAGGGAGACTAATATCAACATGATTAAACATTAAAAACCTGCTGCCATCTTATTAACAATGTAGGATTTAACTAGACCAGATCTAACAATGTCATCAACACCAAATTCAATTGTCTCAAACTCTGGCATTCTTTCAATGATCTTCATGAAATCTAGGATTCCATTTCTCTCATTGGTCTTTGTAAGGTCTGACTGTCTTGCGTCTCCACAAAACACAATCCTTGAGTTGTCACCAACCCTAGTAATTATACTATCAAGTTCATGAAAGTTCAAGTTTTGACATTCATCAACAATGATAATTGAGTTATCAAGAGTAGTACCTCTGATGAAAGAAGTAGACCAGAATGTAACTGTCTCTTGAGATCTTAAGTTGCCATACAGCATTTCAAAGTCTGCATCTGTTGGCATCTCAAACATGTACTTAACCATGTTCTTGTATGGGATCTGATACAAGGCTGACTTGTCATCATGATCACCAGGCAAGAAACCAATCTCTCTAGTAGCAACCAGAGATCTTACAATAACAATCTTTTGATATGGGGTGATTTCACTGAGGACATCTCTCAATGCATTGTAAAGTGCAATGAATGTCTTACCAGTTCCTGCACAACCATATACAAAAAGATGTTTGTCTGAATTGTATGCTTCAAAAAATTTCTTTTGATTCTCTGAGGCAGGGGTAATATCCAGAAGGAAGTCTGTATTGATTGGTTTCCTTCTCTTCATTTGCTTTGCAGTCATGCCAATTCCAATTGGCTGATTGTCATTGCTTCTTTTTTTTCTTGCCATTAGATTTTCTTTACTCTAGAACCAGGGGCTTTTGATGCTTTATGGAGGACATCATTCCATCCAGGATTTTTGGAGACTAGTTTATTTCTCCAGTCTCCAGTTTCTCCTGGACTTGCACATCCTTCTGACCAATCCCTTTTCCATTCAGGATTGTCCTTGTACCATTGCTGAATGTCATTGACACTCATTTCAATCTCTTTCTTTTCCCCAGTATCTACATGAATAATAGGATAAATTGCCATACTTTAAATCAATTATAAAGGTATTTATTATTCCCAGTCAAGAGCTTCTGCAACTGTAGGGAATTGTTGTTTAAAGATTTCCTTACAGGCAAGAGCAATATCCATGTGCTCCTTCTGAGTTCCATGAGCAGAACGAAGATCAATGTAATGAATCCAAGAGCGACATGAACCACTCATGTAGATTCTGGTAGGAGTGCAGAGTGGCAGCACATTACGAGCACACTCCTTTGCTACGCCCAACTCAAGCATTTGTTGGTACAATGCCATGGATGAACTGAACAGAGTTTGCATTTGCATTTGCAGTTTCTGGACAGTGAAGTCATCAAGATCATCAATAGAGTTTTGACGATTCTTGGTGTCTTGTCTACGAAGATCAGGTAGAGGAATATCTTTGCTCAGCAGAGAAGAATCTGCATAGCGTTGTGAAAATTCCTGGAAGGTAAAAGACCTATGACGCAAAATCTGAGCTGCTATTGCACGAGTAGTTTCAATCTCAAGGGTCATGAAACTTTGTTCAAATACAGACCAGTGATTATGCTTCACACAATACTTAAGGAGTCCAGCAACATTAGGGTTTTCTTGGTTGGCAGGATTACTAACTCTAGCAACATAACCCATGGTCTGTTCAGCATCAGGGGTAATTGAAACTAGTTTAACTGTCATTACTTTCTCCTTTCATGTGTTTGAATTTAAGTGCTTTTTGGGCAAGTTTTTTTGCCTTCCTCATGTATCTGAGTTCTTCCTCATTATACATCCATGGTTGCTTCAATGCAATCTTTGACATTCTTACTGTGGTTTTGAAATCCATATTAGTCTGGGTATCCATCATCATCAAAACATTCATCATAGTCCACAAAAGGAGTAACTCTATCTCCCTTATCCTGTGGAACATATGATTCTACATCTGAATAAACTTCAGACTTTAAACTCTCAACTAATAGTTCTAGATTCTTTACTATTAGTTTTAACTTTTCTCTTTCCATATCCAATACGAAGATACCTAATTCTAGATAAAAAAAAGGGGGATGTCAATCCCCCTCAAAGTTAAAAAGTTTTTCAAACCATTCATCTAAATGAATTATATAGCATGACCAATATTTACATCCTCTGTATGTTAATTGATAACACGCAGGAGGTCTGTTATCTTTATCCATATCATCATAGTGATATGTGTAATGCTCCATTACTTCACCTTTGCTGGACAGTGACCTGCCATACAAAGTTGTGCATTGTGAAGTTTAGTTTCCTTAACTTGCTTTGCCTTGATGACAGAAAGCCAGTTAGATGCAACTACTTTCTTCATTTGATAACCTCCACTTTTTCTTCATGCTTGCAACCACGATAGGTCTCAAGAATGGTGTGGGTCTCAACTTCCTTCTTAGCATGGGGATCATAAGAGATACCACGATAAGAAGTATTGTTGCTGTAAAGGTTAAGAAGATTCATCGTTTTACTCCTAAAGAAATGAGATGTGTTAAGATCCCGTTCCTTCAGTCTTTTGCGTTCTCCATTTGCTATTTGCAAATAGAGAATGAACGATCCGTTCCGAGACTTACTTGCGTCCCATAGGGATGAACGTATGGTCATTATAGACCTAGCAAACTATCTATGCAACTAATTTTGTAAAATGTGATACAATTTTATTATGTTTTAATCTTTCTTCTCTACAAATCCTCTGAAAGTGTTTGTCTGATCCCATACCCAAACAGTTTCCTTACCATCTTTATCAATAACTGAGTAATGAGGTCTAGTCTCTTTGTCTCCAGTCATCTGGTTTGTCTTGTTTGAACCAATCTGCGATTTCATCAGCACTACCAAATCCTGTTCTGTGATTAGATGGGTCAGGATCACCTAAACCCATCTTGTTCATAAAATCATCCATGCTTCCTTCTACCATCTCAGGATTAGAAGCTTGTCTCCTTGCCCTATTGAGCATTTCCCTGGCAGATGTATTTGCCTTGCCCAACTTCTCTGCCCAGATCATATCATCTAACTTTACTTCTTCACCATTCACAATGCACTTGCAAATAAATTCTAATCTGAGCCTATATTTCGTAGACAACATATTGTCTCTCCTTATATGACCTATTTATTTTACCTCTCGATATAACTGAGGGTATGATTATCAGATTTTAATTGATGAATGATAATGTCACACCCAATTTTTGGATTGGATTCTCCACATGTGAAGATATCCACAGCTGCTTCACCTTTCTCTGGCCAAGTGTGGATGCTAATATGACTTTCAGAAAGAAGACTTATAGCAGTTACTCCTTGTGGATCAAACTTGTATGAAATGGTTTCTAAAACTTTTGCTCCACTTGATTCAGCAGCAATCTCTAAAAGATCTCTGAGAAAAGTTTCATTATTTAAACAATCAAAATCACAACCATAAAGGTTTAGCAAATAGTGTTTTCCCATTTCACTTCTTCTTTTTTTGATTTGGATTAGACCAAACTTTAGGGTTTGCTCTCCCCTCAGATTGAGTCATTCTAATTAAGTCTTCCCTATAGTTGTCCCAGTAGTAATCAAAAATTTCTACTCTTTTAGATGCCACAACAATATCAAAATGTGTCATACCATCTTGAAGATATTCAACTAGGTATGCAGTATGTGGCAGAGTTCTATCATCTGCCAATGATGGATCACAATCTCTATAAATGATTTTCACAATTTTAATTAAATACTAAATTTGGGAATGCATCCTGAACAACTGCTTTTGTAATCTTATATCTTTTGTGAAGTTGCTTGTCCTTCATGTGACACAATAGTTCTGCTTCAGATGCATGAAGAGACTCCAGGAGTTGGATAAACATCATCTCCTTCTTCATCTTTGTGGTGTTAGTGACACCTTTAACAAAGTGATTAAACTTTCTCCATTCATGAATCAGCTTAGAGTGCTCAGTTCCAACTGGGGCATCATTAGCTGTGTATGGAACTTCTCCATCTGGAAGATCAGATTGGACTCTTGAATCAAAGTTCCAAGTGAGAACTGCTCTTAGAGCAGGACTGTCATAGTGTCTTAAAATTGTAATCTTTTCATCTCTATTCTTTGCATTAGAGACTCTTTGAATAACTTCAGACACCAGTTGATCTGGTGGCAATTTCATAAATCATTCTCCATTTAATTAATCTTCAGGTTCTTCATCATCCATATCACCTTCAAATCTAAAGGCAATTATTTCATCTGGGATTACGTTTCCATCTTCATCATACATTTCAGGATGCAACTTAGCAACTTGTTGTGCCCAGGTGTGTTCTCTATAGATCCACCCAGCTAAACTTCCAACAACTAATGACATCAACGCAAACATTACAGAAAAAACAAGAGTGATTGCTATCATTGTCCTACTCCTTTTATTGAGACTTCCTTATATCAAAGGAAAAATTTAAGGAGATGGTCACTTCTCTTTTTAGGAAGGAAACCATCTTATCAAAACAGAATGAAAAAGTTTTCTTTCTGGGTTTCCTCCTTCTCAAAATAAGTTCAACTCCTCTGTTCATTTCAGAGGGATCTGGATTATTTATAGAGGTCATAGAAGAGAATTTTCTGCAAGATACTTTACAGTATCTGTACATCCTCCTAACTTAGTTGTTCCCATAATGACTTGTGGGAATGTGGATCCTTTTCCAAACTCTGCATAGAACTCTTCTCTGGTAAAATCAGTTCCAAGTTCATATGCAACTGCTGGATATCCTTTTTTAATACTTAGATCCCCCAATATTGTTTTAATCTTATCACAATATGGGCAACCTTGTTTACTGTAAATTGTGAAATTCATAGGTTTAAATTCTAACTGGATGTGGTCTACGTTTGTCTGATTTAATTGCACATAACCATGCAGTTGTTACTGCAATATTATCTTGCCACCAATTAGTTTCAAGTCTAAATTCTTGAAATCTAATATCAGTGTTTCTAATAAATTGTGCTTTGTCTCTCCTGGTGTAATACCAGAAACTATTCTCATTCCAAAAACTAACATGGGTTGGATCTTGCCATGCTCCTCTACCATCAGTAGAAGGAACTTCAATAAATGCCCAACCACCATCACAAAGAACTCTATGGATCTCTTTCATTGATTTGATTGGATCCTTAAGGTGCTCAAGAACATGGCTAGCATTGATAACACCAACACTATTATCCTCTAGAGGAATGCCATCATTCAAATCACAAATAATATCAGCATCACACTGATCAATTGTTATATATCCAGGTCTTGGGAACAACCCTCCACCAATATCAACTTTCATCAGACCATTAAGATCTGCATCCCTCTCAGCAAGTGCTTGTCCATATTGATGGAACAACTCAAAAGTCTTGATTTGAATGTTATCAATCCTTTGAGTTTGTGTATTGTTGTTGTCAGGAAGCCATCTATAGTAATAAAGAATCTTATCAATAAAGTGAAACTTAGTATTCAAATAAGATCTGATGACTAGTTCATGGTCATCACAGATATTTAATTCAGGATTGTGCCCACCAATTTCATGGTAGAAACTGGTTCTCCATGCCCTCACATGATCTGGAGCATACCAGATAATACCAATACTATGAGCAGTTGCAGGGAAACTATTAATTTTCATAAAAGTTTCTCCCCTGAACTCAACCCATTCATTGGTCCATCCATTATCAGCATTCCAGGGGATCTTATATTGATCTCCCCTCATGTCATACTGAACCTCCTCACTAAAAGCAAAACCAACTTCAGGATCTTGGAACGCTTGATTGAGTTCCTCAAGACAATCTAATGTGAGTAGGTCATCATGATCCACCTCAACAAGAACATCTCCCCTGCCTAAGAAGAAAGCTTTGTTCTTAATGAATCCAACATTTGGGTTTGTAATTCCAGTGTGAATTCTAACCCTATCATCATCTTTAATTTCTTGAGGGATATGATGTGGTTTACAATCACCATTCAAATACAAAACCCACTCCCAATTAGAGTAGGTCTGATCTCTGATTGTTTCATATAGTTCTAAAAGAAAGGGCATGTTCTTAGAACTATGCTCTGGTGTAATGATACTAAACTTGTGATTAATCATATCAATCAAAAAAGAAAATGTGAAATAGTCTTGAGTCTTCTATGGTTTGTCCAAAGTATTCTGATGCAGCATGGATTTGTTTTGCATCAAATAATATTAGTCTGTTGAAAATATTTCCAACAACATCTACCAGTCTAAATTTTGTACTGTCATAAAATCCACCAGAGAATGCTTGATCTGAATTAGGATCTGATTCTTGTCTTGCTCCACCCTCATGAGCATAGAAAGAAGTACCACATTGGTAAGGAGCATTGGGTGTTAAGTATACCATACCTGCCCAAGTTTGTCCATCCCAATGATAAACTAAAGAATCTTGTGGAGTGCAGTATTGAAATCTACCACACATTCCATGAGACTCCCACTCAGTAATCTTATGTCCCATTATATTTTCAATTTCTCTTTTTGTACCAGGGACAAAATGCTGCTCTACAGTTCTTCTTCCCTTGTACCATTCTGATTGATCTTCATATTGTTGCTGCATAGCATATTCTCTTACAGCACTGTCTCTTATACACATCTCC